CGCCTTGGGCCAGTTCAGTACCAGCCTCGAAGTCGGACGCTGCATTCGCATCAGCGCGAGCCGCACCGACAGAGTCAGCCGTGCCGAACGTGGGCTCCTTGCGACCGTAGGGGTCGAGCGTGAAGCCCTCTTCGGGCGTCTGACCCAGTTGCATCTCGACCACCGGCTGCGGCTTGTCCACGTTATCGGGATGCAGCGGGTTGTCGGGGTGCGTTGGGTTGAGGACACTGTCAGGCTTTGCGTGCTTGAAGATGCCACCCACGACACCGCCGAGCGAAGCAGCGATGCCGATGTTCATGAAGAGGTCTTTGGGGTCTGCGTCTCGCGTGGAGTCCGTGAGTTGCAGTGCGCCTTCCTGTGCCGCCGCGTCGAGCGCGAAGACACCAGCGCTCTTGAGGACGCTACCGACAGCCGAGGCGGCCTTGATGCCACCGAGCGCCACACCACCAAAGGAGGCAGCGGACGTCAGGTCGAACATCGAGGCACCCATGCCTGCCAGGTGACCCCAAGTGTCTCCCCGAGCGACCATCTCGCGGTCCTTCAGGTTGAGACGTTGGCCGTCGAGGTACGTGCGAAGCCCGCCCTCGGATTGAATCATGTTGATCGAAGAGTCAGCCAGCGCATACGGGAGGATGTCCCGGTACTGCGCCTCGTTCTGCTTCAGGTATTCCCACGGGTTGAAGGAAGGGTCCTTCGGCTCGGAGATGTCTGCGTGCGTCAACTCGCGGTAGCCTTGCCCGATTAGGGTATTCGTGCGCCAGTCAGCCGCTGCTACTTCGAGCGCGGAGGGCTTACCGAGGTCAGCGACTTCGGTGTCCTGCTTGACGTGGATGCCGACGTTGTTCGGCTGGGCGTCCATGCCGACACCAGGGACGGCGTCGATGACGGGTGCTGGGGTCGTATTGTCTGCCATAGAATTTGAGAGAGCCCCCGAAGGGGCTTTGGGTTACGACTGGTCGTCGTTGGGGTCACCGACTTGCGCCGGTTGTGTGTAGTTCGAAGTGGTGCTGGCGAGCAGCGAAGCACCGTTCTTCGCACCGAGGAAAAGCTGGGCTTCGGCCTGACGGCGCGATTGGAGCTTCTTCTGGTTCGGGGAGGCGTTCTGGATCAACTGAGCGACCTCTTGCGGCGACTTGCCCGCATTGATCGCATCGGGGATGCCGGTCTTCTTGAAGCCACCTGGGCCGAAGTTGTAGACCATCGAGACCAGGGCCGCACGTTGGTAGTCCTGGAGCGGCACCTTGACGAGATTGTTCAGGTAACCGTTCATCTCGTAAATCTTGTAGGCCCGCAGCTTAAGCGCCTCGTCGGGCGTGATTTCCTTCGTGCCGTTCAGGACGCCGTCATAGTCCGCGTCCGAGTAGCCGAGTTGCTTCTTGAAGACGTCGCGCGAGTCCGCGTTGCCGGTGAGGTTGTAGCCGTAACCGATCGATACTTCGGACTTCGTGCTCGCGCTGACTTGCCCAGGCTTCACGAAGATGCCGTTGGTCTGCCGCTCGGGCGCATAGACGCCCCAGTACGCACGACCCTCGAAGCCTTCGGTGCCACCGATTGCCTGCGACGCCTGGTCGAACCAGCCGCCATTGGGTACAGCCGCTCCCTTGAACGGAGGTACATCTGCTTTGTTCATGTGGAGGTAGTTAAGAAACGAATCGACGTTGTACGTCGTGGCCCCAGGGATGGGGGTGTTAGGGACCTTCAGCAGACCTTGCTGCGTCTGCTTGTCGATCACTTGCTTCATCGCGTTGTGCGCGATTTGATCGGGGTCCACGTCGGGGTGCAGCCCTTGGTCCTGGAGGATTGGGGGCTGCTCCGACGCGATGATGGGAGGTTGCTCAGGTGTCATCGGACAGTGCCGCGAGTCGAAGCCGCGTCTTGGAGTTGGTTCTGGAACGAACGCTTCTGCGTATTCCACGGGGAGTGGTAGTCGTGCTGGTTCTGGTCCAACTGTGTCGTCGCTGCGTTCTGGTCGCCCTTCACGCGATAGCCGTAGTACACCTGGTACAGCCCTTGGTTGTCGCGCACTGCGTAGAACCCTGCGGGCAGGTTGTCCTTCCAGAACTGAGCCGCCTTCGCAGGATCATCCGGGACGGTCAGCGCGAGCTTGTCGCCCTTTTGGGGAGACGAAGGATCAGCCGCCACACCGAACTCAGGGTCCGCGATCTGCTTGCCGTCCTTCTGGTAGACGCCCGTGACCTTCTCGCCAGCAGCGAATCGGATTGGAGTCACCGAGCCATCCATGACAGGCATGAGACCCGAGAGCTTCGCGTCGGGGTTACCGAGCGATAGCTTCTTGGGGCTGCTGTCAGTCTTGCCAGGGAACGCGCCATGGAAAGCAGCGAGGTCGTCCTGCGACGTCTCGATGGGCTTCTCGACCACACCGAATGCGTTCTTGATCGGGAAGCTGGCATAGATCGGCGCGAAGCCCTTATCGACGCCCACGGGTCCCGAGGCGTTCAGGGGACTCTTGAGGTCTCGCCCAGCCCCAGGAGGGAACGGGTTGTCGATCATGCGAACTGCACCGTCCTGCCCAGTGACACCGTAGCGCGTCTGAGCGTATGCCTTGGCGACACTGTCAGCCGCTGCGGAGATGTCCAGGTTGCCAGCGCCTCGGAGCTTCAGCGAGTTAATCGCCATCTGCGCCGTCATGGCGTCGAGGTCGCCCGTCGAGATACCCACCTTCGGGTCGAAGACCATCCCACCGTTGCCCGAGTCGGACATGAACTGCTTACGCACGGAGTCCTGAATCTTCTTCTGGACATCCTCGGGCTTCACGTCCTTGCCGTAGATCATCTTCCAGTCAAACTGTCCCGTCGAACTAGCACGCTCCAGGAGCTTCTCGTCAGCCGGGTTGTTCTTCAGGTACTGCATGATCTGCGTCGGGTCACCGTTGGGCGACAGAGCCTTCACCGAGTGGTAGAAGGCGAGCACGTTGGAGTCCTTGTAGTAGTTCCCCAGCATGTTCTCGCCCACGGCCTTAGCTTGCGCATCGATGATCGAATAGGCCCGCATGGACTGCGCGGGGTCCGTCACGTTGATGAGCGAGTTGGACACCATGTCCTCGATGTACTTCGGCTGTTGGTGCAGGAAGGCGTGCTGTGCGTTGTCGGTCGTGGAGAACGAACCGTACTCAGCCGCAGACTTGTCGTCTGCCATCGGATTGATGAGGCCATTTGCGTTGGCCGTCGCCGCGAGGTTCGGCAGCAGGCCCTGCGAGTTCTGAACCAACTCGGTCATCGCCTGGGGCAGATGCTTCGTCACGATGTCGCTGTACGGCACACCGAACTTGTTGGCGACCAGAGCAGGCTCGTTGGTCCCATCGACGCCCTGGTAGGCGCGAGTGACCACGTTGATGCCAGCGGTCTGCTTGGACGCCTTCCTGAGCGCGGTGAACGCAGGGGTCATCCCACTGGGACCGAAGCCCCAGATGGAGTCTTCCTTCTGGTAGTTCGCCATCCAGTCCGCGATGAAGCTGGGCGTCGCCGTGCCATCTGCGACCGCTGCTTGGAGTTGCATGTTCAGGTCGCTTTGCGACTTGGCTGCTCCAATCTCCTTCGCGCGTTGCGACTGAGACAGGGCCTTCTCCTTGAACTGCGCGAACTCCACCGGATACTTCTCATCGAAGCCCGCCTTCTCCAGTGCGGCCTGAGCCGCCAGGCCCTGCCCTGCGTTCTGGATGGATTCACCCAGAGTCGAGAACAGCAAGTGCGCCGCTTGGGGCTGGTTGCCGTTCGTGATCGACAGGAAGGAGTTCATCGAGCCCAGCACATGCTCCGCGCTGAGACCCGTAGGACTCTGCACGTTCGCCGCGACCCCCGCAATGGTGGTCTCGGTCATGTTGTGCTCGATGGTCTGCGATTGCTTCTCGTGGAAGCCCGCAGCCAAACTGCGCACGCTGTGAACGAACTGAAGCTGGACCTGGTTGTCCACGTCCCGGTCGCCAGAGCCTGCGCCGTAGTGGTCCTCGTAGAACTTCTTCGCGGCCACCACCGGGTCCACCGAGCCGTCCATCGGCTGCTGACGCAACCAATCGGCGTACTGCTGACCCAGAGCGGTCGCTTGAGTCGTGGCGACACCCTTGCGGTACGCGCCGATGTAGGAGTTTCGATCTGACCACAGCGGGTCAGCCTCACGCCCAGCCGCAGCGTCTGCTGCACCTTGGGTGTCGAGGTCCTTGTTCTGCTGCTGGATTTCCTGCTTACGCGTAGATTCGACGTTCGCGTTCACCTTCTCCAGCGACGAGTTCACGTTGCCGAAGAACTGGCCGAAGGAATTACCCATCGCCTGGAACGCGGAGGCCGCGCGACTGCCGTCAATCTGCGAGCCCGTGGCTTCCGCCGTGCGCATGTTGAGCGTAGGCGCAGCAGTGAAGTCCGGTGCCTTCGGGGCGTCGTCGCGGAACCCCTGGTCCATCTGTCCAGACATTTATGCTCCCGATTGGAAATAGGGGTTGTAGCCGTACTTCTTGGCAAGCGACTCCTGGTTCACATTCGAGTAGCCGCTTGCAGCCGCCGAGGCCGCGCCGCTTCCGATCTGGAGACCAGTGTTCACGCTGTTCGCTGTGGACTGCAATGCGAAACCCTTGTTCTGAGAGTCGAGGTTCTGAAGCATCGCGCCTTCCTGTCCGAGCAGCGTGGACTTCTGGCTGTCTGCGTTCACGTCGATGCGCGAAAAGTCATCCGCCGCTGCGCCTGAGATGTTGATTGCCATTGACGCCAGTGACCCGCCGCCCTGCGCCGAGACGACGCGGGCCATAGCGAGTTGACGTGCAGCTTCCCGAGCGCGATCAGTGCGCTGCGCGAATGCCTGCGTGTCTACTGCATCCTGGTTGGCCTTGACGGCCATCTCGTTCGATACAGCGGTCTTGTACGCAGCGTCTTGCTGCGCTTCAATCGCCTTGTTCTGTTGGTTATGCTGTACTGCCGCCGAGGCCGCAGTCACCGCCAGCATAATCAGTGGTACTGCCAGTGGGCCGCACATATGTGAATGCTATGAAATGACCAAAGCCGGGATCGAGGCGACCGAAGCCGCACCAGTCCAGCCAGGTAAGGTGAAGGGAGTTCTCACGCCATGCTGTGCAGGCGAGAACCTCGTAGAGAGCGTGAGCACGTCCGATAGCTCTCGGGCACTCACGAAGGAAGGGGACAGTAACGGAGGGGAGCAAGGGCGTCCCCAGCATCCAGATGAGACCGCATGTGGGCATCATCGGATTCTTGTGGACGCCCCAGACTCCAGCGACCGCACCAGAGTCGGTGAGGATCGCTTCGCAAATGTCTGCGACCCGCCACTGTTCTAGCACCGCATCGACCGGGTCGAGACCCGAGCCTTCGAGGCACAGGTCAATCTCTTGCCGGTCCTCCAAGCGGAGGTTGTCCATGAGGACTCGGATGTGATGCTCGTGAGCAGGGACTAGGATCAATTTGCGAACAGGTTGGAGTACCGTGCGGCGAGTGTGTACCCCGTGACGATCATAGGCGACGTGGTGGTCGCGGAGATGGTCAGGGATGCTTTGTCGCCCTTGGCGTTGAAGGGGATACCGTACTGGGTGTTCGCGCCGGTCACGGGGTCCAGTGCCGTCCCGACGGTGCGGGGCGATAGCTGTGCCACCATGACCTGACGGTCAGCCCGTGTGACGGTCGCTGTGAAGTCGCCAGCCATCAGGCAGTCGAGGTAGACCTTGTGGACCTGGAGCCGCCCGAGGGGCGTCTGGTTGTCACCGTTGGTCGGGTAGAACGGAGAGAGTCGGAACGACCGCGCCATGCGCAGACCGATGAGGTACTGCTTGCTCGTGTCCACCTGTTCGGTGAACCAGCAAAGCCACTGCGTTCCGTCATACACCACCGTAGCGTTGTGCTCTCGCCACCAGCCGCCCGATGTGGGCTCCAGTATCACGAGGCCCGTGGCCTGGTAGTAGCCCGTGGGCAGGATGACTTCGCTGCGATTACGCGTGACGTTCCAGGTGACTTGCACCGGGGTCTTGAAGTCCATACGGCAGTCGGCTTGCGGGTTCTCGCCCAGGTTCGAATCAACCGGAACCGAGAAGAGAGCCAGGTAGCCACCGAGCGTCCCGAGGACGTACAGGAGGCCATCGCTAACCCAGTGGTTCCAGATGTACGTGATCTGGGAGAACTGCACCTTCGACCAGGCGTTCTGCTTGCGCTCGTTGCCTTGCCAGTAGGAGGTCTGCACGTACAGCGTGTCGGGAGCCAGTGGAGTCCACAGGAACGTTCGACCAGCTTGCGCCGAACCAGCGAGACGCTGGACACTGCCGGGGCAGTAGCGCGGCACATGCTTGCTCAGGTCAGTCGCGGAGTTGTTCTCCGACGCCTGCATGTACTGGTATTCCCAGAGAACCGAGCGACCTTCCTGCGTGCCCGTGTACTGCACCACGTCGCCAAGGACCACCGGGACGCAGGTCGGGTCAACCGTGTAACGCGTTGAGATACCGAGCGCCGCAGTGTCAGGCTTCACCGGCTGTGAGCCGTCGATGCTTCCCTGAGCCCCTGGCAGGAACACCATGAGGTTGTCGCGGAAAGACATGATGTGCTGGACGCCACCCAAGTCAGCCTCGGCTTGCACCTTGACTGGATCGGATGCCACCACTTCCCGCGCAGAGTCCTGCCAGAAGTTGAAGAGGTCGTCGGGCTGCGAGCCCACCACCCAGTCCTGCGATGCGAACCACAGGCGGCCCTTCCACAGCGCCATGTCCGTGATCGTTTGACCACTGAACGGCGCAGGAGCGTTACTGGTGTCGTCGCCGGTCTTGCGGACCACCCAGTCAACGGGCTGTAGCTCGAAGCTGTTGACGCCCGTCTGGTGCAGCCGCATTGGCATCGAGCCTTGAACCCATGATGCAGTGGACACGAAGTTGTCCAGGTACGAGGTCTCCTTGTAGGAGTTCGTGGTCTTATCGTAGGAGACCCAGTACGACGACTTCGCGTCATCGTTACCTAGATCGACCAGCAGGGCTTCGCCATGGAATCCGGTGGACGGCAAGTCGGTCAGGTTCGTCACGCGCCCCTTGATGACCACCGAGGCCGTCTCGTCCCAGTCGTTGCCACCAGTGAGCGAAGCGATCAGCGCAGGGTCACCAGTGAAGCGCAGCAGCGAGCCGACGCGTGTGATGGTCACACCCGACAGGGAAGCCTGACATGCAGCCTGTAGACCCTGGGCGACCCACTCGCGCGTCTTCGCCCCGCCACTGCCGTCGTAGTTGAACGAGGCACTGCCGGTCGAAGTGTTCACGTAGAAGTTCTGGGACACCGAGGACAGCTTACGGACCCAGTAGTAGGCCCGTGAGGCCGATGGGGTCCCAGCGGTACTGATGCATTGTGCGGGAGTCGCCGTGCTCAGCAGGAGCACCGTGTCCGCGATCTGGAGCGTCTTGAGTTGTGGCGCACCGTTGATGTAGTTCTGTGCCCACGGCCCGACTGTCAGAGAAGCGAGTGTGCCGTTGGAGAGGTTACGTACCTCGAAGCCGCCACCGAGTAGCGACAGGAAAACCCAGCGCTGCATGTCCGTCGTGCGGAACATGAAGTTGTTGTTGGTCTTGTACTGCCCAGCGCCGAGCGCCGCGATGTACGAGGACCCCACACGATCCGCGAGACCCCCGATGTCCACCGAGGGCAGGTAATTGATGATCTCGTCCATCTGCGATGGCGAGCGGAGCAAGGGGGCCTGACGGCTCACCCCTGCGTGCAGCGACCCAACGCGGGGTTGCAGCATGGAATCAATGGGCATTAATTGATTGTGCCGTTATTGAAGGTGCGACGACGGAGCCAGTGGAAGTCGGGGTTGTCCAGGATGTTGTAGTCATCCACGGTGGACTCCGCGTCCGCTGCGTCAGCTCCTGCCTCGTAGCGATCCTCAGTGATGAACTTGTCAGCCGTTGCCGAGCCGACGTAGTTGCGCTGGTAGCGCTGAGTCGCCGTGGCAGCGATGGCTCGCTGGACGTGGTACGGGCAGTCCTCAAAGGAGAACAGGAGCGTCACATTGACGTCCACGGACTGCGTGAAGACGAACGTGTTGTTGCCCTTGTCGTAGAGCTTGCCCGAGCGTTCCACGTAGTTTGCATACGGGTCCACCGGGTCGATCTTCAGGACTTCAGGCGTCACTACGATAGTGCCGTCTGTTGCAGGCGTGAGCGTGCGGACCTCGGTGTTGAAGTCCCAGTCCTTTGCGAGAAGATCGGAGGTAACTTGATCGATGATGCTGGAACAGTTTGCGTAATCCCCCGCCCCGGCCACTTCGACCAGGATGACGGATTCGCCTACTGCTTCGAGCATCCGGTTGACGGCTTGAAGCCGAGTCATTGCGCCCATGGGAGATTACGGAAAATGTTGAAAAAAATGGGGACCACCAGAAAGTTCTAGTGATCCCCATGGGGTTTTTAAGAGTGGTCGGTACTGAACTCCGACATACGGGGCTAGAGCTTCAACGTCCTTTCGGATGAGGGTGTCTCGGGCGTCCTCGCCTACCGTATTACTACGCTGCCTTTTTCATTGCGCATCAGTCTGCGCATTCACTCTTAAACGACTTACGCCGTAGCGAACTCGACTGCCAGTTCCGGACGCAGCGTGCCGTGACCGACCGCTTGCTTCGAAACGATGAAGTCTTCCTGACGACGAACGTCACGGAAGGTTTCCGTCGAGATGCCCATGAGCGTCAGGACCGCGACAGCGTCCGCAGCCCACATGAGACCCGTGGTCTTCGAGAAGTCAGCACGGTACTTCGAGAACACTGCCGTGTCTGCCGTCGAGTTGACGTTCGGGATCAGGTTCGACGGGATGACCGTCACGCCTTCGAAGCGAATCGACTCCGTCACTGCCATGCCCGAGCCAGCCGACGCCATCTGAATCTGCGCTTGCAGGTTCAGGAACTGGCCCGACGTTGCGTCACGCGCGTACTTGATCGCGTCGAACACTGCGTACGGCACAGCCGCGTACAGGGTCACTCCATCCGGCACGTTCTTCGCCTTCAGAGCCAGCTTCGCTTGGCGAATCTGAGCCAGCCACACGGTGCCGTCGATTGCGCCCGTAGCCAGGAGGCCAGCGTTCACAATACGGTTACCGCCAGGGAACGGACCAACAGCAGCCGTACGCGCAGCGAGTGCGATCTGGCGGAAGTTGTTCTGGTCGTACATGCGAGCCAGGGCTTGACCCATGTCAGCGGTCATCGGGCCGCGCACGTCGAACTGCGACATTGCTTGGTCGAAGTCCCACAGAGCGTGGTGAGCCACCATCGGAGCATCGATGGTCACTTCCACTTCGCCGGTAGCGAACGGATTGCCCATCATCTCCTGGCCGCGCTGGAGGTACTCGGCCATCGAGGTGCCAGTCTTCGGGAACTGGTACGACTTGCCCGACGTGATGTTCTTCTCGCGGACCTTGCCCTTGGTCACGGTTGCAGCGGTGAATGCCGTGAGCACTTCACCCGAGAACATCTTGAGGAACAGCGAGCGGTCATCGGTGCCCGATTGACCCGTGCCGAAGGCTACCGGCGAACCGGCATTTGCGGAAAACGTCATGTAGATGAGGTCTTTTAAAGAAGGAGTTTTGGGACCCGCGAATGGGGTCCTGGAGGGAGGGATTGCAGGGGTTGCACACGACACGGGCTCAAAGGTCCCGTGGTGTTCCTACGCTGACTAGTGCTCCTTTGAAGCAGTCAGTTTCGCGCCCGCGAAGGTACTGGTCGCGCTGGGTGGACTTGAACCACCATCACAACCCATAGAGGGCATTCTTAGAATTAGACGACAGCGCGGTTAAGCGGTTACGTCCAGCCGGTCGTCTGTGTGCCCGTCGAGCGGACTTCATTCGAGATGGTCTGAACCTGGTCACGCGTCGCTGCGAGGTTGGCTCCCGCCAGGGCGGCGGAAAGCACGGGGCTCGCAGTGATGATCGCGTTGACAGACGTGTTCGCCAGCGCCGAGAGCGCAGCTACGTCCTTTTCGATTTGGGTTTGCATTACATGCGGAACTGGGAGACGCGGAGACGGTTAGCGACTTCCTGACGGTACGCTTCCGACTGCTGGTAGCGCGGGTCTTGCATCGCTGCGACCATCTCTGCTTGGTCACGGAATGCCGACACCTGACCACCAGGGCGAGCGCCATTGGCGTTCACCAGCGAGGGGTCACTGCCAGCGGCCATCTTCTGCTTCAGGATTTGCACAGCCGACTCTGCGTCAGGCCCGTTCAGCAGACCTTCGTAGAACGCCTTCTGGTCAGCCGGGAGGTTCTTCTGGCCCCACGCGATGATCGCGTTGAACTCAGCCTTGCCACCAGCCGCTTCGAACAGCTTGGCTTCCGACTGCGCAACCAGCGCTTGCTGGCCCATCTTGAACTGGTCCACCATGGACTGCGCCTGCTCGGGCTGGATGCCCAGGGCCTTCGCCAAGGTGTTCAGCAGAGCCGGGTCAGTCTTCTCTGCGTTGAACGCTTCGACCACCGAGCCGTCCTCGAAGCCCTTCTTGAAGTCGTAGCCGGGGACTTCCGTCTCGGTCTCTTCCTTCTTCTCGGGTTCCTTGGGCGTCTCTTCGCCGGTCTTCGGCGGTTCGTCCGTGAGCTTCGGCGTCGGTGCGTTGGGATCGACCTCGGGCTTCTCCACGTTCGCCGGTGCCGCGTTAGGGTCAGCCGGGGTAGGAGTAGTCTTGGTCAGGTCCGGTGTCACCGTGCCTTGGTCTGCGCGAGCCGCCATGAGCGCCACGTATTCCGGGGTGTCCGGTGCGGGCGTCGCGGGGGCTGCTACTTCGGTTGCAGGGGTGTTGGTGGTTTGCGTTGTGTCGGTCATTGAGCGGGTTGCATTGCGTTCTGTGCGACAGCGCCAGCCACAGGGCCAGCCGCACGGGCCGCCATGTCAGCTTGCATCTGCTGTTGTTGAGCCGCCTGCTGTTCCTGTGCGACTTCGTCCGCAGTCTTGATGGACTCGGGGAAGCCCAGGGCCGCAGCAGCGGGCGTAAGGATCGTGTCGAACTTGACGTACTGAGCAGCCTGTTCCTGGAACGCTTGAGGCGTCGTGTTCAGCAGAGAGAAGAACGATTGAACCTTCTTCAGCTTGGCGTCCTTGCCCAGCGCAGCGAGACCAGTGGTCACGGTGATCTGAGTGGAGCCGTCGCCCAAGTCGGGGAGTTCGCTCTTGGCTTGCATCTGCGCCACCAGCTTCTTCAGCCGCCACCCGATCATCTCGGGACCGAGGTAGGAATAGACCCCACCCAAGCCCTGCTCGATCTCTGAGACAAGCATCTGAAGTTCGTAGGCCGTCACGCGCTCCGCGTCGCGTCGAAGGTCGTTCGTCAGCAAGAAGGCCACAGCCAGGTCTTGCTTCAAATCGTTCTTCTCGACGTTCAGCGATTGCATCGCGTTCGCGTTGTTGAACTGGAACGGCTGGACGTCACCCTGGGTGCCTCCGCGTCCCGAGAGCACGGAGCCGTTGCGGGCTTCCATGATGCGCTTGCGGAGGTTACCTCCAGCTGCGTTCGGTGCGACGAAGATCAGGTTCCGCGCAGCGACAGCCCCACACTCCAGCAGTTGCTGGGAGGTCTTGTCGAGCGCCAGGAGGTCCGAGTAATTCTGTTCGACGTGTGAGCGTCCATAGGACTCGCCGGGGGCCAGTTCCCACGCCAGTGCAGTCGCGGGCATGATGCCGTTGTACACAACGTAGGGCTTGACGATCTGGTCGTCCAGGTCCTGGTGAGCCGCATAGGACTTCTCGTCCTTGTACTCGAAGCGGGTGTACAGCGTGACCTCTTCGTGCTCCTTCTTCGAAGTGAGCGCTTGGAGTTCACGGGTCAACCCGCGCACGCGTAGCTTCTCAGCCATCACGAGTTCGAGGACCTTCCCGTCGTTGTCACGAACCACCACGAACTGGTCGAGGCGGAACAGCTTGAGCTTGCCGTCAGGCTGGATGTACTCAGCGACGTTCCCAGCCACGATCAGATGGAGCAGCGACAGGAACGTCTGACGACGCCAGTTCAATGCTTCGATCTTCGCGTTGATGAGTTGCTCGCATTGCGCCAGGCCCTTGATGATGTTCGGCGGCGGCGACAGCACACCCTCTTTCAGCAGCGCCTGCGTAGACGCTTCGAGGTTGAAGGCGGAATCGCCGGGAGGCATGAACGCCATCATGAGCTTCGAGGCGACGTTCGTGGACGCCCGGTGTCCAAAGGACGAGTACGTCTGGGGGAGAATCTGTTGCGGAGTCTGCCCATCAGGTGGGCACACAGACGGCACAGTCAGCGCTGCGCATGCCTGGGCTCGCCGGTAGTACGGGTCCCGGTCAGGAACCAACTCCCGGTAGCGGTCCATCAGCTTCATCAAAGCTGAACACCGACTCCTGAGCTACCCGTGGCCGCAGGGGCCGTCAGGTAACGTCGAATTGAGGTCTTCTTTGCAACTGCGTTCGCCGGGGAGTCCTCCAGTGGGGAGACCAGCTTCGCAGCCGGGGCATCCGGTTGGATGGGGTCCGGTGTCTTAGGGTCCTTCGGGCTTCCCATAAAGGTCCAGGGTGAATTGCGGACTGCCCACGCACTCATGAAAGCCGAGGCGTCGCAAGTAGTCCGCGTGTTGAGGGAGAGGATTGGCGGTTACGTGAGTAACGCCGGATGATCGAACTGCATCGCTGAGAGCACGAAGAGTCGCAGGGGTGACCCAGCGACGCCGGGATTCTGGGGCAGCACAAAGGTGCAAGGCTGCCCTGCCAGGTCCCAGAGGCTGAGTCCATACTGCAACTTCAATGTCAGAACCACGGCGCAGAGTCCAGTGATGGCAGCGCCGCAGTAGAGCAAGAGACCAATCCTCGCTGAACGGATGCCCAGCGGAGCGAAGGAACGCACGTAGTTCATAGAGACGACGTTTCCGCCGTGTCCGAGTCCCGCTGTTCTTCGTCCAGGTCGTCCGCAAGCTGGAAGATTGCTTTGATCGCATCGTGCGCCCCGATGAGTTCGTGGGCGGCGGTGTAGTCCTTGACGTGGATCAAGTCCACAGCCGCAGGGAGGGGAAATTGGGAGAGAAGCCAAGAGCCAATGGTACGAATATCCGTCGAGCTTGGGCAGTTGGCCGGGATGGTGACAGCCTCGTCCACCTCTAAGAGAGTCTTAGAGATATATAGGGACCCTCTACCATGTGCGGAGTTACTCGCTGGGGGCGTCAGCGACGGCTCGCGCAGCGGCTGTTGTGTCCCCACTTCGTATGGCGTTGTACCAGTCTTGAACGGCAGTAAGCCGCGCAGCATTCTTGCGGCAAATTGTGTAATTGATCTCATCGTTCCGCATCAGGTCCGCGAGGCTGAACTGGCCGGAACCAGCGGTTGCAGCGGGATCGCCTTGCGGGCCAGCGACGGCGGGAGTGCCGGGAACGCTCGGACCACTTCCGGCGACGGCGTCGTTGTGCAGGCGGGCAAGGTCATCACTGAGCCGAACAGAATCGGCCCGAGCAGCAGCGAGCGCAGTTTCCAGGGCAGTCGTGCGAGCTTTGTGAGCATTGGATTCGTCCTTCAGGGTTGCTCGGAGTGCGGCTTCAGCCTGATCCGAGATGAGTTTGTCGGTCGTGCGGGCGAGCGCCAGCGCGGACTCTTGGGTTTGCTTAGCCGACGCGACACCAGCCGCGTAGCCGTCGTCGTAGACGTGGGATCGGTACAGGAACGCACCGCCAATCAAGCCAGCCGCCAGGAGAACCCCGGCGACCGCCTTGACCGCCCAGGAGGGCACGGGGAACATTAGACGGTCTGCGCCTCGCGCTTGGCAATCTCGCGCTCGATGTACCACTTCGCCTTCTTCAAGTCCTCGATGGCGTCCAGCTTCAGGTCACAGCGCCAGATGTACTTCACCGCGTTGCCGAGGTTGAAGCCCATGTGCTGCGTGATCGTGATGCACTCGATGCCCGAGGGGTGCGAGCGGTAGTGCGACGGGTCGATGGCGGTCACTGCGGGGGCCTTCGTCGCGTCAGCCAGGTACGGCGTCGGGTCGAAGCCCACCACTTGCGGTCCACGCAATTCGAGCGTCGTGAAGCCCGCGCCGCAACCGCCTGCTTTGGCGATGGCGTCGTCCAGGGTGTGATGAGTCATGGGGATGTAACCTTTAGCTTGCGAGTTCTGCTGCATCGAAGTTGATGTCCTTGTGTCCCGGCAGCGCGTAGCGAACGCGGCCAGTGTTGAAGTCGTACTCCCCCGGTCGGAGGATGTGCGCGAGTGCAGCCTGCTGACGGAAGTCCGCAGCGGTTTGAGAGACGTCCCGGTACTTCCCGGTCTTCTGGGAGAGGTACTTGAGGACGGCGTTGTGGGTCATCTGCTCCAGCGAGTGACAGCCTTCCAGCGTCGCCTCTGCTGCCACGGGGCCGCAGCCCAGACAGCCGCCGAAGCCGTCAGTGGAGTCGCCCATGAGGGTCTGGTACATCCACTGCCAGTCAGCGCGTGTTGAGGTGATCGTGGCGTTCTGCTTCTTGCCGGTGACGTACAGGCGGCCAGGGACGGTCTTCATGTCCTTGTCGTTCGAACAGATGACCTTGCCGGTGCCTGAGAGAATGCCCATGACGTCATCAGCTTCGAGGCCGGGATACCACTTCACCGGGAGGTTCTCGAAGCACCACAACTCCAGGGGCTTGTACTGCTCGGGCTTCTCGCCGCGAGCGCCCTTGTACTGCGGGTAGATGCCTCGACGGAACAGGCCGCGCTCCAGCGGGCTCAGGCAGAATATGTAGCTCTCTGCTCCCACTGCGTCGCACCAGGCGTCGATGATCTTGTGTAGCGCGGTCTGCGCCTCTTCGAAGGTCGGGGGACGGTCACAGGTAGTCTCTGCTTCCCAGTCGGTGTCCTCGACCTTGATGACGGTGGCCTTGTAAATCGCCTCGTCGCCATCGATCAGCGCGATGGTCAACCGAAGACGTACTTGAGCAGCGCGGCGAGCACCAGGACCGGCACGCCAATCGCAAGAAGCAACTGGACCAGCACTACCACTATGAGAGTGACGCGCATCAAGCGCCTCCAATTCGGTTGAGGGTTTCGAGGGACTCGCAGTTGCGGAAGCGACGCTCGGGATACTTCGCCTTCAGGCGTTGCAGACGCTTGGCCGACGAGTCGATGCGCCACTGGGCCTTGCCCCGGTCACCCGTGTAGGTACAGGTGTTCTTGAGGTTGTCGATGGTGAATGCGCCCGTCCAGATGACACCGTGTGGTGTTACTGCGATCTGTGACAGCGCAAAGTCGAAGTCGTGGATGTTGTCCACCGGGTCTTTGATGTCGAACGGGTTCAGGTCGATGATGTTCAGACGCGGACGTCCGTCATCGAAGTGAATCTCGAACTCGAACTCTTCGCAGCCCGAGGGGTCCGTGGGTTCGATTACGTCGAAGCGCCCGCCCACGGAGATAGCCAAGCGTTCGAGGGTCTTGCGCGTTACGTCGCAGCCCGTCATGACGTCGATGTCCTTGATGGGTTTGCCGAAGTACGCATCGCGCGGCGCACCGCCTGCAATCACAGCGTCAGGGAGGTAGTCGCGGATAGCAGGCAGCAGTTCTTGCAGGTCAGTGAGTTTCATGCCAGTTGTTTCCGATGTCGTATGCACCATCGAGACGGCACCGGAAGTCCCAGTGCTCGCCTGCTTTGGTGATGGCTTGTTTGAAGGTGGAACCAGCGAGGTCTGCGAGATGCGGGCGCACCTCCTGCTGGACTTCGTCATGGACGTTGGCGAGGAAGCCGAACTCTTCGCCGTGTTGCCAGCCGTGTACGCCAGTGACCTCGGCGTAGTAGATGACCAATGCCTTCTTCATGATGATTGCGCCCGTGCCCTGGAGCAGCGTGTTGAGCGATGCGTGAGCATGGCGAACACGAATGCGGCGACCGTCGATGCCCTTGAGCCAGCCGCGCTCCTTGGCAGTAGCCTTGATGTCCTTGATGAGCTTGGCGAAGCCGACAATACCGTTGATGAGTCGAGCCTTGACTTCCTTGCCGATGACCTTTGCGGGCTTCAGCTTGTTACCAACACGCGCCCATTCGGGCCACTCGCTCACAGGCTTGCCACTGGCCCGCCAGTCAGCGATCCAGATGTTCCCCGCCTTCTCATCCCCAGCGCCGTACAGCGAGCCGTACAGCAGGGTCTTCGCGCCGTCCCGACTGAACAAGTCCGTGTTCTTCCGGTTCATCGAGTGGGCGTCGGTGCCGTCTTCTTTCTTACCTTCGAGCAGCGCTCGGGTTAGACGTCCCTTGTCGTATGGCGTGAGGTAGTGAGCCAGCACGCGCAGTTCGATACCCTCTGCGTCGCACCCGACCATCTTGAAGCCCTTGCCGGGTTCCCAGATGTGGCGCATTTCCTTGTCGATGTTTGCTGAGTTCGGGCGCGAGTGCGTCATCCGTCCGGTCACAGCGCCGTTCGTGTTCACATAGCCGTGAACGCGGTGGTTATCGTCGGCGTGGTGAATCCAGCCGCCGCCCGATCCGTCTTTCTTCTTCGGTGCGGCAAGTTGGGTCCACTGCTTGTCCACCCGAATGAAGTCGATGAGCGGCTTGACCTCGGGGAAGTCCAGCTTCTTCAGGACCGCTTCGGTGATGTTCGGGTTACCCTTCTCGGTGAGCGGGGCCTTCCACCCGTAGCGCTTCTTCAGCCGCGCCGATACGTGGTACTCGGAGCCGGGGTTGAATTCTTGCAGGACGATCTTGGTGTATGGGACATCCACCGTGTACTGCTTGCCGTCGCGCTTCATCGTGCGCTTCGGTACGGTGACGCCTCCTGACACGAAGATCGGCGGGAAGACTCGCTGCATCTCTGCGAAGTAGCCTTCGCGTCGCTCGGACAACTGAGCGGCCAGGGTCATCGCTTCGCGCATGTTCAGCGGGAAGCCGTTCGCCATCTGGAGGTCGATGATGTAAGCGACGTCGTGTTCGAGTTGCGACGACTCGCCCCACGTCAGGACACACTTCAGTTTCTCGAAGAGAGCCTTGGTGACCACGACGTCCTGGAGGTTGTAGTGGAGCATCTCGTCTGAGTAGCGATCCCACTCGTGGTGGGAGCCCTTCAGAATGCCCATCTCGATCCCGTAGCCTTCCAGCTTGTGACCACCGAGACGCTCGGGATCGCGAAGGCGTCCCATGACCAGCGTGTCGTAGATGTTGACGTAAGGGATGTCCACCCCGGTCACCTTCTTCAGAGCCTTGCGGTCGAAGTTGATGCCGTTGTGCGCTACTGTCATTCCCCCAGCTTCGACGTGACGGCGGAGTCGCTCTACGCCTTCAGCCAGCGGGGGATGCTTGGGGTTGTGATCGGTGTACCCGGTGACCTCGTCCGTGCCGAGTTCCCCAATAGCCATACACCAGATGCGCGTGAGTTCGAGCAGGAGACCATCGGTCTCCAAGTCCCACACCAGGATGGGGAGTTCAGCAGGACGGAGTTTCATGGTGCTACCTGGACAGTCAGTTGAACCATCACAGGGCGTCGCCCGTTGAGGAAGAGGTCACGCAGTGCGCGGTCTGCACACGCCTTGATCTCGGGGAGGAAGTTCTTCGGGTCTTCGAGGACCGCGTGCTTGAGGATCACGGCGGTCGGGTCTACATTCAGTTCGGTCATGCGTTCCGGTCAGCAAGTTGGCGATAGAACGAAGCCACCCGATCCATCTCGGACAGGGTGGCGTTCTTCTTCAGTTCGTTGACGCGCCAGCTAACGACCAGGATGTTTCCTGGGACGTAGCCTTTGCGGGGATTGATGCGATCCAGTGACGGCGAGGCGGGGCCTGCGCGCCCCTTGGACGGCTTGAGACGGAGCCCGAGAACCGGGCACCTATCGGGGACGAAGATGTCAGCGAGGGTCAGCGTGTGCTTGACCCCATTACGTTTAGCGCGAGAGCGAGAGTTTCGAAGCAGTGTCCTGGCGATAGCGCTAGAACGGGATTGAGTCATCGGACTCATCCATCTCCATCGTGTCCACTTCGCGCGGCAGCGGCTTCAGCCGGCCCGTCTTCGGGTCGTACTTCAGCCGGTCGGCGGGACCCGTCTTGCCTCCACGGCGAACCTTGAGGACGCGCAGTTGCGAGATGTCACGCTCTGCCTCGTTCTCAGCCTGCTGGTTCCGTTCCTTGGCGATGATGACGTCAGGTATCTGCTTGAGCGACGCGGAGCCCTTGATGGCACTCAGCGTCAGTTGAGCGCCCTCTTCAGCCGTTCGTGCCCCCGACTGTTCCTTGCGGACGTGGGCAATCGCTACGACGCTGACGCCAGTCCGTTCGATCATCGAGCGCAACTTGGTGAGCAGATGGTCCTGCCCCTCGTTGTCGAGGCCAGTCGCGGCGATGGTCAAGTGGTCGAGGAACAGCAACTCGGCACCTTGCAGCGCCATGAACTCCATCTTCCCGACGAGACCATCGGCGTCCGTGGAACCGAAGTGGTCGTATGCCTGGTAGTTGTCGGTCCCGAACAGCTTGGCGTGGCTCTTGGCCCACTGGGCGTCGGTGAGAATCTCGGGGTTGTCTTCGAGGTCCTCGGCCAGCACGTTGTTGTCCAGTGCGACCAGGTACTTCGCCGTGTCCTCGACAGACTCTTCGAGGAACAGCGCACCCACCTTCTTCCCCTCACACAGCGCCGCGTACATGAACTCGCGTGCGTCAGTCGATTTACCGACGCCAGTGCCTGCGGTTAGCAACCACAGTTGGCGCGGACGAATGCCGCGAGTCATCTCGTTGACGACGGGGTAAGGGGTCTGCCACCCAGCGGCGGCCTTCGCTTTCAGGCGTTCAACCGTGAGGTCCTCGCCAGCGATGACACCATCGGGACGGTACGTCTTGGCCTCCCACGTCGCATTGACGACAGCAGTAGGCCCGTGCTCGCGCAGGAGGTCGTTGGCGTCCTTGAGGTCATGCGGGGTCGTGATGAACTTCACCTTGCCAGGGGGCAGGACTCGGGCACACGCTTCGACTGCTTCGCGTCCCGGCTCATCGTTGTCGAACCACAGGCAGACTTCTTCGAAGCCCGCGAGCCACTCGATCTGAGCGGCCAGGGACTTCGCTGCGCCCTGTGCGCCGTTCGGGACGGAGACCACAGGCCACTTCAGCGACAGCGCCTGCGCCACCGAGAGGCAGTCGATCTCACCTTCGGTCACGATGACCTTCTTGCCCTTCGTGCGCCACAGGTGCTGACCGAACAGACCCGCTTGCTTCAGCTTGCCCAGGACCACGAAGTCCTTGGAGGGCGTGCGCAGCTTCTGGGCTACAGGGCTTCCAGCGGAATCGCAGTACGTTGCGATCTGCACAGGCTCCCCGTCGCGGTCCTCGCCCACGCTGTAGCCGTATCTACGGCACGTGTCGGCTGAGATGCCGCGCTTGGTGAGGTCCCGAACTTCGCCCCGGAGTAAAGCCGTAGGAAGGTCAGGGACTGCGCCAGTGCGCGGTGCTCGCTCGCCGTCCGGTTGATTCGTTTTGCCACAGGAGAAACAGTGTGTGTGTCCATCGTCGTATTCCGCGCAGGCGTCGCTTGATCCGCAGTCATCGCACGGTCCCTTCGACAGCAGTGTTGATTCGGATTCGTGCGTGTCGATCATCAGACTCGGGCCACGTTCAGGAGGTCGTAGTGGGCGCAGACGATCTCGTACTCGTCCACGTTCGGATGGAAGTGGTCATGGGCTCGACCGACGCGCTCCCAGCGGGCCTTGGCCTTCTGGATGCGCGTACGTGCAGCAGTCGCCGCACCCTTCACTTTCCACGGCCCGTTCACGACGCTGTCGCCGTGGACCAGATAGAACTGCTGGAGGCCACCAGGGATCGCTTTGCTCACAGGACCCCCAGTGCCCGCAGGCCGATTTCGATGAGGTCACCCAGACCTACGCCAGCCAGCGCGTAGACGATGAGTCCTTCGACGCGCGTGCGGCTCACGGGAGCCATCAGGAATTTGCGAATCATCGCGTCACCTGTTTCTTCTTCGGACGGGCGTTCGCCAGCGTCAGGAGTTCCGCGTGGTTGATCGTGCGCCGCTCGCCGCGACCACGGAGGGCGTAGGAGTCCGCGCCGGTCTTCGTCACGAAGTAGCCACGGAATTTCATCGTTACTGCGAATGCGTTTGCTTTCATGTGTTACCAGCCGTAGGAGGTGTCGGTGATGTAGACCTGGGCGTTCGAACGAATCTCGTTCTCCACCTTGTGTCTGGAGTTCCGCGTGATGCGGATGAAGAAGCGGAAGCCTCGGGCCTTCGCCGGGACGCCCCGGTGCCACGAGTGGACGTCGAATTCCACGACGTCGCCTGAGAGCGGGTGGATGTGAGTGCAGTCCTGCCCGATGAAGCCGCGTCCGATCAGTCCGTCCACGGTCTTGTAGAAGTTCTGGCTGGACGTGCGGTGCTTGTACTCGACGTGTGCCTGCGGGATTTCAACTTCGCCGCGCAGGAACTCTGTGAGACTCCCCGTGCCTGCATCGACCACGCACAGGAGGTGCTGGGTCTCGTACTCGGGCGTGAAGATGTTCGGTTGGCCGCCGCAGTAGTCGGGCGAGCGCGGGGCGTCGTCCGTGTGCCAGCCAGGAATGCACGGGACCATCCCAGGCATCAGCATGTGATGGCGGGAGTCCACGATGCATCCGTCCAGGTTGCCCCAGATGCGTCGTGCTGCGGCGATGAAGTCCTTCGTGATGCGTCCACCGGCTCGCTCTGCGAAGCCAGCGTCGGTACGGAACAACATCGCCTCGTGCTTGATGGTTTCGATCAGCCCTTCACGCGACTGGTGCGCGGAGTCGATCAGGTTCGGGTGAATCGTTACGTTGGAGTTGTGTCGGCTCATGGTCAGCGTATGTCAGCGGATAGTGAGAGCGGAGGTACTCGTCCTCACACTCGGTGTAGATACGGAGTGCCAGGGAATTGTCCCCGGCCTCCAGTGCTTGGTCCAAGGCGCAGCCAGGCTGCACCAGGACGTCTTTAAAGCGGCGCATTGATGACGGCGCGGCGACGCTCACGGCGGGCACGGCGACCCGCCAGGTGGTCCATGACTTCGTTGAACGCGTAGCGGTACGTGACGCGCAGGCCGCCCTTGAACTCACGGCGGAAGTCGTTGCGCAGTTCCTTGAGCCACGCCCCGATGTCCTGCACGGCGGCCCAAAGGATGGAGAGCGGGACAAAGACGAACCCCAGGATCACCAGGACGTGTGCGAACAGCTTGTCTTTGGGTTTGCCGTAGGTGCGATTCATTGCTTCTCCTTGGCAACCCAGATGAGTGCGCCCTTGCCATGCAGCGGGTGCTGCACAGGGAAGTACGCACCGTTGCAGTGGTGCAGGAAGCACCCCGAACGCCGGGTGAACACGCAGCCCTCGCAGCCGCCATGGGCAGCAGCGGGGACCGGCTCGAAGTCGGGATTGGTCGTTGCGTAGCGCTCGACCATTTACTTCTCCAGGCTGTAGCGGACGTACACCTGGCCCGTCACGTCACGACGGCGGGTCTTGGCGATGCGCACGCCTGCGTCTTGAATCTCGGTGATGCGGCGCGACAGCGAACGGACACGGTGGACTGCGTTCGCTTCGACGTTGGTGATCGAACCCACGGACTGGAGGTGCGAGAGGACTTTGGTTGCTTGCGGGGAGAGTTTCATGGTCAGCTTGTCTTTGAGGGTGGAGGATGAGAGCCATCGCCTTCTTACGATGGGTGGCGACGAGACCCCACACGCCCTTCAGGGGCGCGAATTTAGGTATTGCAGATGGCGCAGCCTGGGCTCTCGTTGCGGGCTTTACCGCCCTTCGAGGTCCAGATGCTCTTGCCGATTTCGATGGAGATGGTTTGGACGTCGGCGTACTGCTTGCGTCCGAACTCATCGAACTGGAACTCCTTCTCCTTGTGCTTGTCGCCCGCAGCTAGGCAGGGGAAGCAGCCGACGCGGGTGAAGCCTGCGCGGTACAGCGGGTTCTCTCGACCGTCCAGCAGCGCCATTACCTGGGCTTCAGACCAATCGAGGATGGGAAGACGGAACCGGACACCCATACGTCCGAGGTACTTCGGGTACTTGCCGGGGAATACTTCGTGGGGTTCGTAGACATCCTCAGAGACCTTCTCGGCGTAGCGCTGGGCACGCTGTGAGCTCTCGTCGCTTCGCATCCCGTACCAGACCTCAAATCCGCCCTGCTTCTCAGCGAGCGCCTTGCAGTAGATACGGGTCTCACGAATCTTGAGTTCATCGGTACAGTGGCGAGCACCGCCGCCAGGGAAGCGCCCATACTTCAGACTCTTTCCCAGCACGTCGCCACCGCTCACGGTATCGACCTGGATGCCATACCGTGAGCGCATCCACTCGATGTGCTGGTAAGTGATCGGGTGCTCGAACTTGGTGTCGCAGAAGAGTCCGCGCACCTCGTCAGTACCGAACGACTTGAGCGCCAGTTCGAGACAGGCTTGGGAGTCCTTGCCCCCGCTTATGGGGACTAGGACCTTGACCATTACAGCGGGGTCGAGTTGTTCAGGTCGTCCCGTGCAGCGGCGACCGGCTGAGCGACGCCCGTGACGTCCTTCAAAGCGCTCGACACCTGGTACGCCTTGCGGGCGGTCGTGCGGTGGCCGTTGGCCTTCTGGACGTGCTCGGCTGCGGCCTTCAGCGCGGCTTCACACTTGGCGGTCTCGCGCTTCGCAGCGGCTTCGATGGATGCAGCGAGGCGTTCCAGCAACTTCAGGAGGAAAGGGATCATTTGATAAGTGGTCTGTAGAAGTCGATGATCTGTTGCAGTTCATCGAGGGTTAGATCGTTCTTGGCGCGATTTGCGCGGTCTGAGACGATGAGGACGTTGCCCTTCACGTAGCCCTTGTCAGGCTCGATCCGGTCGATTGATGCCGAGTTACCTGACCTTGCACCAGGCGTGTACTTCAACTCGATCCCCAAGATGGGGCAGTGCGTCGGGGCGGGCAGGAGGTCTGCTTCCTCGATGTCAAACGGCAGCCCGCGCTCCTTAGCACGCGCTCGGGCCTTCATCAGCCGCGCACGAACGGGGTGCTTGTAGTAGTACCGCGCGTTCGTTACCGAGCGGCTATCAGCCATCGCGTTCGATGAGACGCACCTTGACGTGAGGCGTCTCGTCGGGTCCAGGGAATCGCTTGGAGATGTCGAGGCGTGTGATCTGACGATCATCGCCCCACCACCCGCAGTCGGTCATGGTGTCGAGAATGCCCTTTGCGATGTTATCGACGTCACCAATGGGCGTTGTGAACTTCGACTTAGCGACTGGCTTGCATACGCACTCCAGCGTGATCTCCAGTTCGCCCAACATCGGGGAGTCAGGAGCACGCGGGAGCGCCGCCGTCACGGCTTTTTGATAGACCTTGTAGCTGGCGGGCATGTAAGCCCCCCACTTGGACACGCGAGGACGCGGGGCCGGTTGTGGCACCACGTCCAGACGAAACTCAGAAGTCCTTGCTGTCACCCGAGCCGCTCTGCGAGTCATCCGATTCGTCCGAGTCCATCGACGCAGGCGTCGTGTCGTTCTCGTAGTCGTCCGTCTCGTCTTCGAAGCCGAGGTCACCAGCGCCCGAGCGACGCTCCAGCAGCTTCACGCCGTTCAGGTACAGCGTGAGGCCCTTGTTCGAGCCCGTGTCGTACTCGGCCAGCGCGACCGACAGGCGACCGTAGTCACCCGAACGTGCCGTCTCGCCCAGCTTCGTCTTACCGTCAGCCGCGACTTGCGACGGCTTCTGGTTGGTCTTCGCGGTGATGACCCAGAACCCACGGAGCTTTTCCTTCTTCGTGTTCTCTGCGTCTTCTTCCTGCGCAGCGTCGGCCAGCGCCGAGCCGTCCTTCGCGGGCTTCGAATCCGCCTTGCCCTTCGCGGCCTTGTGGGCGTCGTTGAGCTTCTTGGCGAAGGCGTCGTTCTCCTTCACCCCCTGCTCCAGCAGAATCGCGGCCTTGTACTTGCCCTTGCCGTATTCGCTGTTATCCGGCTTGTCCAGCCAGGCGTACATGAAGACGCCCTTCGGCGTCACACACTTCTCGATGATCTTCGACTTCTTCTTTGCTTCAGCCATGATTTCGGTTGGAGTTGAGTCCCGCTTCCAGTTCGGCTACGAACGGCAGTTGGGGGAGTTGGTTGGTGAGGGATGCGCGATTGAGCGCGAGGGAGTTGGCTTCGGCCCAGGCTTCAACCGGGAGGTCGAAGGCGTCTCGAACCGACTTTGCTGCTACTGCGAGAGCGAGAAGCACAGCGAGTGCCGTGTCCTCTTTGTTGCGTTCGAAGGTACTGGCAGCGGTTGCGGACATGTGCCCGTAATCGACCACCAGCACCTGCACAAGCGGAGCCAGGTCGAACTCCCTGGCCCGCGTGAAGAACTGCTCGGTCACTCAGCGATTTCCGTGGTGCCCACGACCTTCGCGTTGTTGATGTCGCGAATCTCGGGGAGCACTTCGCCTTCACGGATGACGAACAGCGAGCCGTTGTAGGCGTGCTTGTAGATCGTCGCCTTGATGGTCTTCGGTGCCGGGGCAACCGTCTTGACGTACTTGCCGGGGACAAGCGAGCGGTCAGCGTGGAACTTGTGGACGCCGTCGTGCTTGTAGTTGGTCGAGAAGCGCAGCTTGCCGGTCGCTGCGTCCACCAGGTAGACGCGGAGCACGCCCTTGGTGAACACGACCGTGTGCAGGTTCTCGCCGGTCTTCGGGCAGTGGAAGTCTTCACCGAGCACGAAGCGCTTCAGGAGCGGGGCTTCGGCCTTCGGCGTCTCGGGGACGTTGTAGGAGACACGCGTGGTGCCCTGCGCGTCCAGGACCTTGAAGCCACCGTTCGGGAGCATCTCGACGCGACCGCTCGGCTTGCGCTTGATCTCGCCGCGAACCTTGAGCTTGCTTACACCAGCACTGTGTTCTCCGTTCGCCTCGAACTCACTCCACCCACCCACACTGTAGGTAGGACACACAACGTTGATCCCACCCCTAGTGCGGATCAGTTTCCCCACCGGGAATACGCCACTTTTCGAGAACTGCGATACGCGTTCCACCACGAACTCCGTGCCTGCCTCGAACGCCTCAACCACTTCATCGAAGGACTCGAACGGCAACGGGTAGATCAGGGACGGCTCTGCGGCCTTCGGGGCGTCGGCGGTCTTCACCAGCGTCCACTGGCTGAAGTTCTTGTGCGAGCCGTCCGCGTAGAACTCAGCAAACGAACCCGCTTCCATGTGGACGCGGGCGGAATTTTCGATGTACTTGCCCGTCTCGATGTTGTTCACCGGACGGCGGCGACCGTGGTACAGGACCTCGAACTTTGCGCCAGCTTGGTAGTCAGCGATCAGGGCAGCGATGGATGCGTAATTCAGCTTGTTCATGGTTATCTCGGGTTGACTAATAAAATGAAATAAAGCAACTCGCTTCACTTCAGGAGAAGAAAAATTCGGACGAACGGACACACTCGACATTCAGTGAGCCGAATGCAGGTACTGCGGGTACATCGGGGCACCCTGAGTGCTTGACGACTGATTCGCGCCACACGGCGAGCGCGTCGCCGCTGTAAATCTCGATGAACTTCTCTTTCGTGATTTCCAGCAGGAGGTCGCTGTTCTCTGCGTGACACCCGAAGCTGTCATGGACGAACGCGAGGTCACGTACACCAGCTTCCTTCAAACCGACACAGACGAGAGCCAGGTGGGCCGCGTCGAACGAGTGGACGACGTTCGGAGCCGCGCCGAGGACTTGCTTACCGGGCTGGAAGCCAGCCTCGGGGACCTCGCAGCGCAACGTGACGTCACCGTGAAGCGTGCGGGTCCGCGTGGCGTTGGTGCGGAAGTACGCCTGCTTCGCGGTGAACCCGCTTGGCGTATCCCAGACCAGCGGCAGACCCTTCTCTTCGAGGAAGGCCGCGACCTCACGGAAGTAGCCCATCGCGCGGCGCGGGGCCTCGATGGACTCGTCCAGTGAATCCACGATCTTTCCCGTGAGGTACTCAGCCGCCGCGTAGCGCTCCTTGCCGTTGTCGATGTGGTCTGCGAAGCCGTCCTGGACCAACTGGGTCAGGATGCCGCGCTCGCTCACGCCATACGGGGTCGTCATCACGGCACGCTTCACCGTCTTGCGCTCCACCTTGCCGATCCACAGCGCAGCCGCTTCAGCCAGTCGGCTATCGGTCACGTCGCGCTGGACTGCGACCTTCACCAACTCAGCCACGCGCTTGTAGATGTCGGCACGCTTGCCAGTGGACAGCACGTTGACCTCCAAGGCCGCACGCTCATCCTTCATGAGAGCGGACAGATGCTGGATGCCCGAACACGTAGCGTCGTAGCGACACACAGCGGTCGAGGGGAAGCCCGCGACCGTCCCGTTGACCATCATGAAGTCGGCAACTCGCTTCACTTCGAAGCAAACCGCGAGGAACTCCCACGGGCTGTCAGCCTGCGACCAGAACTCGAACGCCTTGTGGTCGTCAATCGGGTTCGTGGCGACGGCCAGGATGCCTTCCAGGTGGTCCATGGTCCACTGCGCACGCTCTGCGAGCGGCAGCTTGTCTTCACCGAAGTAGTTCGCAGTGTTGACTCGTAGCCAGTACCAGCCACGGTCGGTCAGCGATACCGGCTCTGCGAAGCGGAGCATGCCCTTGACCAGACTGTCGCCTTGCGTGTGCAGGTCTTGGGGACGCGGGTAGAAGCGGCCACGGAAGTCCGCATAGTGCGGGAACCAGAGCGCCGGGAAGTCCACGAGGTCGCGGGCCATCTCCAGCAGCGACCAGAGCTTCAGGCGCATCCCCGCGTTCCGTGCGTTCGCCGTGTGAATCTTGTGGAGTTCACGCTTGTGCGCCTTGCCATCGTCGGACTCGATGTCGCCATCAAACTCGGGCAGCGGAATTTCCTCCGCGCTCGGGAAGCCCGCAACCGCCAGGCCCAGCGCCTTGCAGCGTTCAGCGACGGACAGGACGTCCGTGTTGATCGCCCAGCGGGTCTTCTGGATGTGGTTGAGGGCTTCCAGGTGCGCTCCCTTCACAGGAGCTTCGAGTGAGGCGGTGTGGGCGTTGGCGAACTCCGTGGACTTCACGGCGTCGGTCTTCAAGGTCAGGTAACCACCAGTCAGTTTCGTCATGTCGGTTTCAGTATCCGGTCAGCGTCTCAGGGTGCCCCGAGGGGCGGGTGTTTCTTACTGCTTCGAAGCGAGCCAGCTTGCGATGCGCACGGCCAGCGGGTTCGTACCGTAGTCCTTCTTCTCTTGCGGCAGGACGCCCGGCAGGACGTCGATGATCGCGTGCGCATCGCTGAGTTCCTTCTGTGCTGACTCGCGACCATCACGCGCCCACTTGGCCTGGTTCTTCTCGGACTCCAGGGCTTTCTCCAGTTCCGCGATGCGGGTCAGGGCTGCTTGCAGGGGTGAGATGCGCGGCATGTCAGTCTCCCCGGCCTTCGATGTTCTTCGCCATGCGCTTGAACAGCTTGGCGAGGAAGCGGAGGTCGTCGGGACCGAATACGTAACCCTCGGCGGTGAAGTGCATCGTGACGGGCATGCCGTCGCTATAAGACTCCTTGACGACAAGCTGGGAACAGCCCGGAAGACTCACCTTGGCGTCGAAGATGTGCGTGGAGCCCTTCGGGGCCACGTCGTTGATGTCGTGGGTTTCGATCATGCTTGCACCTCGATTTCCAGTTCCACGACTTCGTACGTGTTCACATGACCGAACAGGTCCGTCAACTCATCTACCACCTCGTCGGCCTGCTGACGGTGGCTCGTGACGAACCGGTCGTTGCTGTGCGTACGGTATTCGCGCTCGATGCGCGGGGGCAGGCCGTATACCGCTTCGGTGACGTCGCGCGGGTCCAGCTTGCTCGTGCGCTGCACGATGAATGCAGCGATCTTCATGCTGCCGCTCCTTCGAAGGTTTCGTTCAGCGCCTTCTCGATGGCGAGGGCGATCCTGCGGGTGGATTCGTCGTCACCGATGCGCAGGGGCACCGGACAGGCGAAGTCGATGATGATGTTGCCCACGATCAATTTCGCGGGCTTGGTGTCTTGGGTTTGCACGGTGTCAGTTCCAGTCAGATGTAGATGATAAAGCAACTCACTTCACTTCAGGGGAAATGAAGACGTAGTCCTGCGGCTCGCAAATCATGGGAGCCAGGAAGGGGCGATGCAACTCGCAGGAATTCTGGAGGCTCATGGTGAGCGCTCGGGCGGTCTCGGTCATACCGAAGTACTGACGGGCGAACTTCTGGCCCTCTTCGCGTTCCTCGGTGATCTCGAACCAGCCATTGGACTCGATGAGCATGGACATGACCTCACCGCCAACGTGGACCTTGGTGCGCTGGTCCCAGTCGAGCTTCTGGAGGGTCTGCGACTTCTTCGACCACTTGTCGAAGACGCGCTTGTCCACCTCGCCGTTGTTCCGGTGCAGCATCAGCTTGAACAGGTTCACCCCGTCCTCGCCGGTCTGCTTGCGTAGCTTCTCGGCGGCCTTCTCTGCCTGTTGCCACGCCTGGTACTCCAGTTCGTGCCGGATGCGGGCGGCGCAAAGGATGCGCACCGAGGTCCACCCCGCGTCCACCGGGTTCGCCAGCGCTGTCAGGACGGCACAGGCGGCGATGGTGTCAGCGGGGAGCATTGTCAGGATGGTCGTGCTATCCGGCAGGCGGGACATCTCGCGTCCCTGGGCGTCGTTCAAGCGGTCAGCGAATGCCTGCTGCGCTGCTTTCACGGCGGCGACCATCGGCCCGATGAGTTCGGACGCGATCCGCTGGCCGTGCTGAACCTCGTCCAGACCACGCTGAACGACGCCCCCTGTTTTGGTCTCGCGGACCAGAGTTTTGCGGTAGCGCTCGATGCCGCGCTGAACCTGCCAGTGCTCCCAGTGACGCTGGGCCGTTGTGTCGGTCGCACCTACAGGCACCGGCTTCATGGGAAGTGTTTTGGTGTGGGATGTAGTGCTTTGATCCGATTCGCTTTCAGATGCGACCATCGTGTCTCTCCAATAAAATCAACAACTTAGGACGTTACCGAAGCGACACCTACGGTTGTGATAGCCGAATCCCGTTACGGGTCAACCACACCACCCTAGGCACCGCAATAGCCTTATTCTACAGGCTTTACAGACTTTTCATAAAGAAACTCACTTTAAAGCGAATCACTTTATGGGAAGCCTTTGGGGAAGGACCCATGTCGCGGGGTAGTGAGGCGCGAAACCGGCTTTGTCTTGCCGTGCTCAGAGCCTCCGGACTACCATGCCGCGATAGGGTCGTCACCCTGTGCTGAGTTACTCGATGAGTTGCCTGGGAGGCCGCCGTGATCGACCCCGATGACTGGACCGCGTTAGTCAAAGCGACCTACCTGACCACCTGTCCCGCCTGCAACTCACCCAACGTTACTGCGGGTGCCTGCGCTATCGGCGCGGCTACCGTCCACCAGGAGTTCACTTGCGAATCCTGTCAGTACGAGTTCACCGGCCTCTATGCGCTGGCCCTGTACTACCCAGGGCATCCCGATCAGTAGACGGCCCTACTCGGCAAACAACATCGCGAGCAGCGCGGTCTCCATCTTTGCCCGCCACTTACGTTGATGGTCAGGGCGCATCCTTTCCCACGACGGCCAGTGAGCCTTGCACGCACGCTCGACCGCTTCGGCGTTCACCGTTATCAGGACGGGGCGAGGCTTCTGCTTGTACGCCTCGGCTTGCTGCACATCCATTTTCACCTCCAGTTGTGACTAAGCCCGCCGAAGCGGGCCGATAGGGTCGTCACCCTGTGCGGAGTTACTCGCGCATCCGATCCAGAACGTCCGCAGCTTCCTGCCCAGTGGCATCCGGCGACAGGTGCGCATACTTCTGGGTCATCATGGGCGTGGAGTGCCCGAGCAGCTTCTGGACCTTCAGCAGACTCACGCCCGCCTGGACCAGCCGCGACGCGTAGGTGTCTCGGAACGTGTGCGGGGTCACCCTGTCCAGCGTCGGGTCGTCGTTCAGCCCGAGCTTGTCGATGACTCCCTGAATGCTGTCCGTGGAGTGTCCACGCGGGCGATCCCCTTCAGCGTAGTCCGTCAGCGGGTAACGCGGGCGACCGCCTTCGGACGAGGCTGTTTTACCCAGGCTTATCGCTATCTGGGCCGGAAACACGTAGGACTTCGGCCAGGTGGTTTCCTTGCGACGCCTGAGAATCTCCTGGACTCGCCTGGTGAGCCGGAACACAGATTCGTTCTGCGTCTTCGAGCGGAACAGGTGCAGCGTCCCATTTTCGAGGTCCACCTGACGCCAGGGGAGTTCTGCGATCTCGCTGTAACGCGCCCCGGTGTCCAGGAGCATTACTACGAGGTCGTGGTTATCCTGCGCGGCCTTGTCGCCCTCTACGATGCGTTCGGCCAGCGCTGCAATCAGGCGCGTCTCTTCCTCGACGGTGAGCCACCTGAGTTTGCCCTTGCGCTCTGCGCCCACCAGCGACGCGGCGCGGTTGCGCCTGTCCGACCATACGATCTCTTTGGACGGCATGACGATGTCGAGCGACTTCGCGTAGCCCATCAACGTGTGGATGAGCCCGAGTTCGCGATTGATCGTGGCAGTCGTGTTCCCTTCGGCCACGCGGGCGGCCTTGAGGTCGTGCAGCATGCTCTGCGTGATGTCGTGGACCATGAGCGTCTTGGGGAGCCCAAACCGCGCCCCCTCCACCAGCACCCATTCGGCCCCGCGTCGCTGACACTCTGCGCCGAACAGCTTCCGTGCGCGGCTCAGGTTGGACTGGTGATCCCGGTGAGTCATCTCCGAGACTTCCAGCCACTTCTTGGAAACTTCGTACAGCGTCATGCGCTTTACGCCGTCGCGCTGCTCTCGCTGGTCTTCCAGCGCTGCTGCGTGGGCTTTGGCCTCGATCTGGAGGGCCTCACGCTTGTTCGAGGTCCCGGTGCTTTTCCGGTACGTCGTTTTGTTGATGGTGAACTCGTAATACCACGCCTCGCGTGGCGGTCGCTTAAACAGACTCAAGTTGGGCCTCCACATAGGAACGAACCAGCGGCCACAGCTTCTCGACACACCCGGCACCCATGCGAGTGCGAGCGATGAGCGTGAAGTCGCGCTTTACTTGAATGAATCCTTCTACAGCTTCGAGCACTACGTGCCCGTCTTCGACGTCAATGGCAAACCAGGGCGTCTCGGGATACTCGGTCTCCAGGTTCTCTACTCGGGCTCCCCACAAGGCGCGTGCGTCACTTTGCAGTGCGCTTAGGTACGCGTTTTGGGGCAGGACTGATTGTTTTTGCTGAGCGGGGCAGCTTTTCGGCAGCATATGGGTCCTTGCCATACAGGCATTCATAAACAAACGGCTTGCAGTAATACAGGTATTGCTTTGCGAACTCGACCACGTCTAAACGCAGCACAGTCGCCCACACGCGCATGTCGTGCTCGGGCATAACGGTAACGCCACGCTCGACTTGCGAAACCATCATGGGGTAGCCGTAGTCCAGGTGTACGGCCATCTCCAGTTGGGTCAACCCCGTTTCCTCGCGTGCTTCCTTCAGCCAAGCGCCAAAGCGAGCACGTAGAACGGCTGTAGACGAATCAGTTTTGACGGTCATTTGATGTTTTCCCTTGAAGTGGTGTTTATGTAAGACGAATTAGGGCCACTCACTTTACTCCACATCTATTACAGCGTCTAGCTTCATCACGATCTACATTGCTACTCCAGGGCTCTGCGGCCCTCTCTTAGAGTCTTATAGAGTCTTAAAGATAATCCTTAGCCTCTACCCTATGCGGAGTTACTCGATCGGTCTGACTCAGGCTGTTCAGGAGTGGCTGCTACCCCTATCCACCCTTACAGACGTCTCGACGGGTGCAAACTTTACGCTTACGACGCACTTTCAATCCTGTAAATTCGGCACATCTTTAATTGTTTTTCGGGGCTTCGCGCACGCGCGTAAGGGGAGAGAATAGGCCCAGGACGCTAGACAGCACGCCTGGGAGCCGCTCGCAACGTCTGACGAATAGCTCAGCGACCCTAGACGGCCTGAGCCGCTCAAATCGCCTGCTTTCCTGGCCTCATCAGTCACGGCCTCACCGTGAGACGGGCTCTCGCCCGTTTCGGCCTGTCATTGATAATCTCTCACTTCACCCGAACACACGACACAATGAAGCGATGGCGGGGCCACCGATCCTGGAGGGTTGCGCGGATTGCCCCCAGGGTGTCTGCGTTCTTATCGATCTCCAGGCGGAACCAGTTGCTCGACCGGTCCCGCGTGATGGTTGCGTTACGGTCGCTGAACAGTCGCGCGACCTCCTGGGACAATGCGTAGCCTTGAAAGCGGATTAGGACTCTTCTCATGGGGCGCTATCCTATGCTGAGTGAGTAAAATTTGCCGCAAAGGTGTTGCTTACAGCATCCCGCTTCACTTCGTCCCAGCGATGATCCCAGGCTGCGTGAGGTAGCCCATATCCTCCCCGCGATGCGTCCACGTAGCGCCGCGCCATGAGCGACGCCCGCGCAACCAATCAATCATGATGTGATACGAGGCGAAGTCAGTGAGGCAATGCGCCCCGTCCGCATACTTGACCAACACCAAGCCACGCACAGGCGAACCGTCATACCCCATGCTGGTTTCGATATGGGCGACAGGCGAGCGCCGCGCATAGTCGAGGATGCCGCGCAGGTTACGCGAGCGTGCCACGCATGCACCCTCTTTCATGATTTGGATTGTCATTGTTGATAGACCTCACCATCATCGCCAACGTAGAGGTCAACCGATCCCTCCAGGTGCGCCGCGTCCGTCAGGCGTGCGCCGATGTCGCCTAGGCCACGATCCCAGAACCCTGCGCCGTGGTGATTCCGCGTGAGCCAGAAGTCATGGCCTGCGCGTTCGATGGTGTAGCCGTCGCGCTCGCATGCTGCGTCCAATAGCTCGATGTTCGCATCGGTCCACAAGCGGCACGTATTGAGCATGTCGTTATGGGTCACGGTGGCGAGTTCATAGCCTTCCAGGCTCTCGCCTAGTGCGTCGTCGTGATTCACGGAAGACCACAGGGCGCATTCGATGTATGCGCGGTGGAAGCGGTCAAGTTCAGCGGGCGTCAGTTGCTCGCGCGTCTCGGTCATGGTGTTTCTCCAGGTTGGTCTCATCAGTCACGGACTCACCGTGAGACCCCTTGCGGGGTTTCGACCTATCGCTATCAGTGAGTCACTTCAATCGCAGTAGAAAAAATGCCCGTTGTGCTCGCTGAAACTGTGCTTCAGGTCCGCATTCCAGTAATGCTCCCAGTCCACATAGGAAAACATCGGGTGTTGCTCATCAATCAAGCCCGTCTCTACTGCCCAGTCTTCAGCGAATGCCTTCTCACTGTCCCACTCGCCACGGTATGCATCGCTGAACTTTGAGACGTCAGCGTCCTGCCCGAAGACCTCCAGGTACGCAAGGAACGCCTCACCGTGTTCGTTCAGTGCGTCGCTCAGTTCCGCCACGCGCTCAAACGAATCGTGTTCACCCAGGAGGCCGCCGAACCCCTCGTGCTCGTGAATCGCCCACTCTTCCGCATCAGCCACAGGCGACGCTTCCAGCATCTCATTTACCGTTTCTTGGATGTCGTCCGCGTCCAATCCTGCGGTATCGATCCACACGCCGTGCAGGCGGCCGGAATTGTAGGAAGCGAGGCAAGCGACATATATGCGGGTCATGGTGTTTCTCCAGGTTGGTCTCATCAGTAGCGGCTCTACCGCTAGACGGGCTTGCGCCCGTTTCGACCTGTCACGCTTTGACGCGTTGATGTGAGCCGTGGTAAGTCATGCGCCGCTCACATTCCGCGTTGACCTCGCGGTATCGGTCGCTTGCCTCGCGGTACTTCACACTGAGCCCGTCCGACTGTTTCAAGATGTCTTGCACGCGCTCCTGACCGCGACCCGCTTTGATGAATGCGTCACACGCTTTGCTGACGCGCTTCCCTGCCTGCTCCAATGCGCGTTCGATCTCGCCGCGCGTCATGTCTTTAACGTCTTTCATGGTGTCACCCCTTGTCAGTTACTCGCTTCACTTCCAGCCAGCATTCGATTCGTCCATCTCGCGCTGGAACTCCCACTCATCGAACGCTGGGATTTCATTTGCTACTTCCTCCAGCGTCCACGCTTCGTGCGTCGCCGGAACCGTGTGAAAACGATAGATGTCTTTATGCGTCATGTGATGCCCCTTAGATACGCTTGATGCTCAGGATTGCCCCATGCACCACGCCGTTAAACTCGAAAAAACCGATTGCCTTGCACTGTGCGTCCTGGGCATCCCGTGCCACCACGCGCACCGCACGAACTCCGTTACCCGCTTCAATCCGCACCAGAAACATCAGAACCCCCATCCCGTCAGCAGCGCAAACAATGCGAGCAGCCACAGACCAAAAGAGCCCAGGATTACCACGGCAAACGCAACCGCTACCCAATCAACATTCCGCATAACACACTCCGATAAAGTCACTCGCTTCACTTCAGGGCAGCACTAGGCCGCCCGTGATCCACGTTAGCCAATCAGTTTGACCAGGGCGACCAGTGCGCCAGCGATTGCCGCGACGAATGCACCACCCGCGACGAAGGGAATCCACGCACGCTCACGGTTAATCTTTGCCGTCTCAGCGATGAGCTTAGCGCCCTCGACGTACAGCTTCCCCGCTTCCATGCGCGACTTGCGAATGTCTGCTCTCATCTTTGTTATCTCCAATCTTTCCCGCTGTCTTGCCAGGCTCACCGCCATATTACACCCCGTGTTAGTTGCCGTTTCGCGTCGCACCGCAGTGCTTGAAACGAATCATAGGAATGAAGTGAGTTGCTGACAAGCACTTTCTTGAATACCCGAGCATAACGTAGGGTCTTTAGCCGTCTCCAGCTGTCCCAAAACACCCCCTTTTTAGGCCCAAAAATCGCCCGCAAACCCAGGCCCAGCAAGGAAGGCTCAGCTGTGCTCGTGAGCGTCGGACAATCGACGGTCTTTAGGGCGTCTCCGTGCCTCCCGTGCGGTCAATATCCCGCTCAGGTGTGCGTGTGTATCGCCCTGGTATCGCTTGGGACATCAGGCGGCCGTATGGAGTCGCTGAGCCGTGCGGCGACGCTGGGCGATACATGCGCATGCCTGAGCGGAACCAAGGGCGCTTAGAGCGTCTATAGGCGTCTCAGGTACACCACCATAGAAGCAACCCAGGAGCAGGTATAAGCGATGGCTTAGAACGGACTGTGTGCATGGTGTATGCCCGTGCTACCCGTGCCTGTCACCATGGGTACAGTGAGCCCCTCTGTGTGTCCTATAGATCACCCAGCGTCACTCTTACCATGTGCTGAGTTACTCACCCAGCGTCTAGGGAAAGCGTGTGCTCGCGTGTGCGTCCCGTGTGGTGAGCGGAGGGCGAAGCCCGGAGCGGCCATAAGCCCCAAGAACAAAAAAAAACAGTAGCGTGCAAGTGCATGCGCTCGCTCACAGTCAGCCGCAATAGCCCAGCGTCCCGTGACCCTCCAGGCGTCCCGTGCTACCCGTGGACAGCCCGCAACCCAGGCCATGGTCTATCTAATCCGATTGCCATACCCCGCAACCCCAATAGAATCAGGCACTTAGCCGCTCCCCGTGGTGCGTGGTGTGGGCTTTGGTGTGGCCTGTGCCGCTCCCAGCCAGCAGCAGAATCCCTCGATCCGCCCAAGGACCCTGGCGGCCCCTATGGGGGAAAATCGGCTCGCGCGGCGGCGAACACCTTGTCACGCATTTTCGGGATAAAAATGAGTCCGAGGTATCCCAGGGACTCCCAGGTAACCCCAAGCCCTCCCCCGCTGCCCAGGACGTCCCAGGACGGGCTCCCAGGGTTCCAGGAAGGCTACCGTACCAGTTGAGGTAACATGCCCGCCTAGACCGTTTTGGAGCCCCACCGTGCTTACTGACTTTGGCGAGATTCTCTTGATCTGGATTCCCTCTGCGCTGGCCGTGCTGGTCAGCGTGTTCTTCGTGCTGCGCTGGCTTGCGCGTAGGGGAGCGAAGGTGCAGTTGGAGAAACTCCGCAGGCTGCACCCCGCCCTCTTCGACAAGTTCCGCATGACCGTTGAGGCTCAGACCTACGAGACCCCGCACAGGGTTGACTACGTCAAGCTGACCAGCCACTTCCGTATCTTCCTTGAGTGCCACGGTATAAGCAACCCGTGGAACCCAGTCAGTGGATCGGACTCGCCCAGTCGTTAGACTTCCGGGACGTCACAGGTGGTAGTGGGACTCGTCCTGCCACACGCGTTCGCCATGCAGTGTTCGCGCCTCGTAGTCCCCAGCAGCCGAGCGCAAGCAGCCCTCGATGAACTCTTCGAGCACTGCGTCCTCTTCGGCTTCCTTCATCTCCCGTGCGGCCTGGTTGACGTCCATGCGTAGCGTAGCGGCCAACTCGGCCACAGCGCCCGCCAGTGCATCCAGGCGGTCGTCATGGGACAGGCAGTTCCGCTCACGGGTGATGTGCGTTAGCTGGTACATCAGGGTGCCATCGGAGGCCACGGACTCATCCACGACCAGCCGGTGGGTCGTCATGACCGGCTCCAGCGTCTCGATGATCCGCACTTCCTTCTGGGTCCTGCTCCACTCAGCTTCACGCACCGTGCAACCCGAGGTGTCACCGGGCTTCTCTGCGGGCCATACCTTCGACAGTACCGGCTCGAAGGCGTTGATCCAGATTGCTCCAGCGTAGTTCGGCTCTACTGCGATCTCGTGGACCTTGTGCTTCTTGGCGGCCATTGCGATCTGAAGCATAGCCTCACCAGGGTCACCGGCGTAGCCACCGGACTCGACGGCGTACAGCATACCGTTGAGCGTCTTCACGACCGCCCAGGCCGTCTCGTCCTTCCCGCGCCCCGAGGGGTCAACGAAGAGGATGGACTGCTCGTACTCGCGCCACTCGCTGTCAACGAACAGCGGAGCCAGCCAGTGGTCGCCCGAGAACCCGTAGTTCATCAGGTCCACCCGCTTGTTCTTCCCGCCCGTGTCGTGGCCCCACTGGAGAATCTGGGGAGCCTTGAACGTGTTGCAGGACATCACGATGAGGTCGTGCTGCTTCAGCGGATAGCGCTCTGCGTCGGATAGCGAGGTGTCAAGCTGGAACTGGAGGGCGAAGTAGGAACGTCCCTTGGCCTCCCGGTTCTGCAACTCGGTCTCGTTGAACCGCTCGGGGTCCGTGGGCGTCCATGCGATGCTCGGGTCCTTATCGACTCGCCGTGCTCGTGGAGCCAGGCAATCGATCTGTGAGCCACCTTCGCGCTCGAAGACGTATGCGTCCCGCTTGTCAGCCGTGGGATACCGGGCAGGGAGAATCCAGCCGGTAGCACCCATGAGCTTGATGAGCTTCGTGTAGATCGACTCTTCGGTCTGAGGCGTCCCGAGGTAGATCACGTCGGCACCGCCCGTCACCTTGATCGCGGCGAACTCGTTGGTCTTGTGCAGCAGCCGCTCCCGAGCTTCCTCGGTGCGAGAGTTGTCCACGACCTCGATGTCGTCTGCGATGATGAGCGTCGCGCGGGAGCCCGTGATCTGCCCAGTGATACCCGCAGCCTTCACGGACGGCGACTGGGAGATGGACGCCCCATCGACGTCGAATGCGTACGCTGTGTCCCGCTGGTCGTCCCGTGGTCGAAGGTGCTCGAACAGGTCCATGGTCAGCAGGAGCGTCTTGGTCATCGAGATGAACTCTTTGGCCTTGGAACCTGACGCGGACAGTACGATGATCTTCTCATCGAACGGGCGACGGTACAGACGGAACAGCGCGAACGCGGAGGTCACATACGACTTCCCGATACCTCGGAATGCCTCGATGATGTCTTCGCGGAACTTCTCGTCGGCTTCGCCTAGACGGCGACAGCCAGTGCGATCCGGCTCGGTTGCTTCGTTGCCGTACCACTCAAAATAGTCCCCAGCTTCAGTGACGCCATAGCCTGCCCAGCCGTGCTGGAGGAAGTAAGCGATGTCGTACTGCGCGGGTGTGGGATCGGGGAGCCCCATGTGCTCCCAGACCAGGTAAAGCAGGTTTCGGAAGTCTTCCCGTACAGGGTCGTCCGACTGCCACCACCAGGGGCGATGGATCAATTCGGACGGGTCGAGTTAAACGGGAGCTTCGATTCGAACGCAGCCAGCATGCCCTTCGACTTACCCGTCTCGGGGGTCTTCGGTTTGCCCAGCTTGTCCGACAGGTCCTTCAGATACGCACGGACCACGGAGAGGAACGAAGAGTCTGGGGCGACCATGAGAATCTCGCCCGACTCCTTGTCCAGCACAGGACCGTCCTTGTTCACCAAGGGCTGGCCCTTCAGTCCATCCAGCAAGCACTGTTCAAAGCGCTCCTGGAGGACGTCCTTCTTGTCACTCAAGTGTTGTCCTTCTTCAGTGTCGAGACGACCCACCGGACGAAGCCGGGGTTGTCACGGAATACGTTGGTCAGGCCCGTAGCCAGGGAGCGCACGTAGTCCTCTTCGACCTCACCGCCATACTCGCGGCCCTGGGCGAATCGAACTGCATGCATGACTTCGTGAAGTACGGTGTCCACCTCATCGAACCCAGCCATCCCATCAGCGATGGAGATGGTGCGAGTGTCGGGGTGCATGAGACCGTAGGCGGTCTCCGTGTCTGCCTCGGGCATCGGCTCGATGCCGAAGTACCGCCCGAGGATTCGGAGCCGCTCAGGGCGGCCCTTGGTCACTGACCGCCGCCTGCCTTCAGGTGGATGAGCTTCTCGATGAACTGCTCACCGAGCACTGCCGATGCTGCGGCGAGTCCGAGGATCGCCATTTGGGATAGGCCGGGGATGAACGCGATGATCGCGCCAGCGGCCACGGAGAGACCAGCACTCACGATGGCGCGGCCAATAGCCAGCCGCCAGGTGAACTTCTCGTCAGAAGCCAAGAGCTTCCCGAGACCGATGATGACGCCCATGCCCACCAGTACCGCCAGGAATTGACGGAAGGAGAACTGGTCGGTCATTACGCAGCCGGGGCGTCCGGTGCCGGGTCAGCGGCCTTCTTTGCCTTGCCCTTCGGAGCCGAGGTGTCAGCGAGCGGCCATGCGTCGCCCACGCCCACTTCGGTCTCGAACGGGACTTCGCCGGCCGCTTCGCCGTACGTGTTGTTCACGGGCTCGCCGGGGAACACAACTGCTGATACTGCGCCGTTCTTCGTGAAGATGAACTTGGTCTTGATGTCTGCCATGATGTTTCCTGAATTAAGTGGAGGGTGTTGCGTTAGGGGTGAGTGCGGCTACTTGCGTCTTAAGCGCGTCGATCTCTTCGAGCGCCTGCTTTAGCGCGGCCCAGAGAATCGGCGTTGGCTTCGCGTAGTCCATGTTCTGATACTGCGGGGCAATCTGATAAACCGGGTTTCCTTCTGGGTCCGTGACCATATTGCCGTCTGCGTCGTAAGAGGGGATGGCCGACATCGCCGTCCCGTCTTTGACGCCCGTTACGGCCTCGGGCTGGACAGCCTGGTACTCGTGGGCGATGAAGCCGATATGCGGCGCGTTCGTGTCATCGGAGACGAACGTATAGCGCACGGGGCGGCCCTGACGAATCAAAGCCACGGCGTCATCACCGCTCAGCGTCACGACGTCCTGCTTGAGCCGATAGTCAGACGTAGTGCCGTATGTCGTGCTGCTGCCGTTAGTCGTAATAGACCCTACCCCAGCGGTTCCGAAGAACCACGAAGCCAACGAAGTTGACGGGGAATCCACGCGACCGATGAAGGCACCGCCCGATGATTGGTAAGAAGCGTAGCCGCTGACCCCCCAGACCGTCGTTGCGTCGTTGCGCGTTGAGAGGGCAGATGCGGCCCACGGAGTGCCCTTGATGGAGACTGCACCAGTGAACGCAGCAGTTGACAATTGAGCGTAGATAGCGGGGTTCAGGTTGCCCGAGTCCCACGCTAGGTTTGCGCCAAAGAGCGGACGCTGACTAAAAGTTGCCTGGCCGGATGAGCGCTTAATCGACAGCGGAGTGTCGGCGTACGCGCCTGCATCGGTGTACCGATCAAGCGACCAATCCGAACCAGCATTCGCGCCGGTTTCGGCGGTTGCGTTGGTGCTCATAATCCAACGATTGAGACCCGCCGTTTGCCACGAGAACTGACGTGCATTGCCAGCAGCGGAACTGATGAGCGTGAACTGTGGAAGTGTGACCGTTCCCGTGAAAGTCGGGGACGCTTTCGGCGCACCGCCCAGAGCCGACAGCGCTGCCGCAGCCGTCGTTGAACCCGTCCCGCCGCTGGCGACTGGGAGAGGCAAGGTGATACTCGCAGCGCTCGCCGCAGCCTGAGCCGCGTAGAACTTCGCAGAGTAGTTCGTACCATCCACGGTCCCGCTCGATTGGGAGGCCCAGTTCTGAGCGTTGGCCGCGTAGGTTTGCGACGAGTCGCGTGCGGTCTGTGCAGCGGTCTGTGCCGCCTGTGCAGCATCCCGAGCAGTCGCAGCGTTCGCTGCTGCTGTCTGCGCGTCGGTCAGACGTTGACCAGCGGTCGCCGCCGAGGCAGACGCGTTCGAGGCCGACGCCCCTGCGGCAGTTGCAGAAGCGGCGGCTGCGTCCTTGAACGCGGAGGCCGATTGTGCAGCCTGCCCCGCCGACGTTGCTGAGTCCGCTGCCGCAGCCGCCGATGCTGCTGCTGCGTCCTGAGACGCAGAGACATCATCTGGAATCGCGGTGTAGAGGGCGATCAAGTCCGTCACCTGGGTCGCCAAGGTCTTCAGATACGACGAGGTAGGCACGACCTCGTAGGCAACCTGGAACGTCGTAGCGCCGCCGTAGGGTCGCTTCAGGGTCAATGCAGTCGCGGATACGACCTCATCGACCTCGTAGATTCCACCGTCTGTCAGGGCGATGAAAATGTCACCAGACTTTACGTTCTGGATGAAACTGGTGCCAGTCCCTATGACCGATGTGCTTCCATTGGTCACCGAGACTGTACCGGCTGAATACCATGCCATTGTTTAGAGAATTCCGATCATGTCGAGAACCATAAAGCGGTAATAGGTCGCCTCGCGGTAGCCCACGTAGTGGTCGCCCCGCGTGCCGTTGAAGGTGTGAAATTCCCAGGTGATCTGATTGCCGCTGAAACTCCAGCCAGACATCGTCGTCTCACCGCCTCCGCCATCACCCGTGTTGAACAGGTAGTGCGCCGGGAACGCGCATGCGACGGCCACAGGTTTCCCGTAGTCACGGGATAGCGTTCCTGGTCCAGGCATCGAAGTGCCCGTTGCGTCGTAGCCCGCGCCTGCCAGGTACTGCCCATCGACCACGTCGATAACCCGAGCCATCGGGAAGGCGGCGTCAGCGATTAGTACACCGACGTCGTTGAACACCTGAAGACCCGCAGTCGTGGCCTGCACGGGCACCAGGTCGAAGATGAACAACCGGATGTTGCACGCGTAGGCCGAGATGAACTGGACTTGCCATGTGAGGTCCCCGGTCTTCTGGAACTTCCACGGCGTGACCCATTGCCCACCGTCTGCCCAGAAGGCGAATAGCGGACTGGTTCCGGTGAAGTTGAAGGTGGCCTGGTAGTACGTGGCGGAGAACTGGTTCCCGACGTTGTTGGTCACGGTGGGCAGACTAGCCTGTGTGGTCACCGTCTGATACTGCTGACTCAGGTGGTAGTTCGGGGTTAGCCCATCGATCTGTATGAGGCCCGAGTCGGTCCACGCTTGAAAGCCTGCGCCCAATCAAAAGACTCCATAGATGACCCAGCCTGTAATCGGGTTCGTGAAGCTACCCGTGCCCGCGCTATACACCCACGAGACACCGCCGCTGTTGATCGTGAAGATAGGCGGAGGGGTCACGTTGGAGATGTGCTTGAACATGAAGTCAGGCTGGAACGAGTAAAAGGGTGTGCCGTCCGAGAGGTCCGCGCTGACGCTTCCGGCATTGCCGTTGACTTGCGCGAACCCCTTGATGCGGCCTGGGCGCGACGTGGCGTCTAGGATGAGGCGACCGGCCCCGTCGTAGACTTCGAGACCAATCGCCATCAGAAGATACCCATACGCACGCGGAGCACGTTGTTGCTGTCATAGACCCGAAGCTGGTTCGATTCGATCTCCAGCCGCGCACCCGTTGTGGCAGTACGCAGCAGACCGATGTTCGCGGACAGCGCGGACAGGGACGGCGTCGAGATGCCCGAGGGTGTAATGAGTGTCCCGAGACCCGCTGGGTTGTACGGACGTAGACGTGTAGCCGACGCAGTTGTCTCAGCCACCATGGGGTGCGTGAGGAACATGTAGGAGCTGACGTCGGTGTTGTTCATCCCCTTGCGGACGATGAGACGCGCACCTGCCGCATTAACCGGGGCCTGTGCAATCGCACCGAGGCGCAGGTAACCCGAGAGCGCTTGGCCGCCTGCCATCTGACCCACGGTCGAGCGAGTAGCGCTGGGCGTTCCGAAACCGCTATTGGAGATGACGGCACCTGCGGAGTCTAGCCACTGAATACCCACGTCACCGATGCAGCGGTGAATTCCGACATAGGCGGAGTATTCGTAGTAGCTGGAGGCCACGACGGCGCATGTGTCCGAGTAGAACTCCGCGACGTACACGTCGGGGGACGTCGAGGACCACGTACCGTTCGAGAGGATGTACGCAGCGTGTGCGCCCACAGGGAACCACCCCGGCAGGTCTAAGGCATATGACTGCCCCGAGCCGCCCACGTTGTCCGCGTAAAACCATCCGTCGAGGTTGACGAACTCCGAGTTCTTCAGGAGGTTCACTCCGAGGCCCACCGAGAGCAAGTCGGTCGTGATGGTCCCCGCGACCAGCTTGTCGCCGGTGATCGTGTTCGCTTTGATCGACCGTGCCTCAACCGACCCGTCCACCAGCAGCCGACCTGGGTACTTCCGGTCGCCCATCATGTTCGATGGGATGACCACGGTCGGTGAGCCATCCACCAGACCCGCCTCCAGGATTCCCTTCGGGGTATCGTTGGTGGAGCCCGGTGCGACGAACAGCAGCTTGTCAGCCTGCATGATGATCTCGGACCCGACATAGTCATCGTTAGCCGTCGCCGCGAGTCCGATGCCTGCCATGACTGGCTTGCCGTCTGCACGTTGCACCACTGCCTTCAGGGAATACTGCGCCGAGAGTCCGGTCACCTTCCCGTTCGTGGTGTCGATCTTGGTCTGCATGTCTTGAACGACTTGCGCCAAGTTGTCATCGATCTGGGTCTGGAGCGTAGTGATCTGTTCGGCCAGTGCCCCGTCCGCAGCCGCGCGTACGGTCTGCTCCGTCTGGATCAGCGCCTTGACGTTGTTGTTGACGTCGGCTTCGAGCGTCGTGATCTGCTGTGCGAGCGCCGAGTCCTTCTTCACCGAGGCGATGGCCGCCTGGATGATCGACGCGGACAGGTCTTCCTCGTCGCTGTTGCCCAGGTCGAGGTTGTCGATCTTGGCTTCGAGCGAGTCGGTCTTGCTTGCGAGAACTGCCTGACCCGACTGGAGCAGGTTGATGTCCGAGTGAAACGATGCGGACATGTTGTCTTGCTCGACCGTCAGCGCATCGAGTCGCTGGGTAAGCTGGGAGTTCGCAGCGTCGCGGTCTGTGATCTCCTGGTTGATCTGGTCTTGCAGGGCCTTCGCCCCGTTCTCCACGGCGGTCACTTTTGCAGAGAGGCCATCGAGAGTCTGGAGGCCAGCTTGCAGGATGCCTTGGGTTTCGGCCAGGGAGTCGAGCGCACCCGAGATGGTCTCGATCTCGTTGGACAGCAGTTGGATCACTGTGCCCACTGAGCCCGCGATGCCGCCCGAGCGCTCTTGAATCAGGAACAACACCTGGAGCCGCGCACGGTTCAGGTCGTCTGCCGTCAGGTTGGCCGCGTCCTTGAACGCGGCGAACTCAACGATGTCGGGCGTGGCCCGTTGAATCTTGAGAGGCAGACCTTCTGCGAGAGGGTTCCCGAAGAGGTCTACGATCTTGAGTGTATGGTCGTCAACGAAAGTGAACGCGCGTGCAGCCTCGTTCACCGTGACGAAAATGTGCGACCTATCCAGGTAAGGAAAGTCGAACGACCAGACGGTCTGAACTCCGTCCGTCTGGTAGGTCTGCGGAAACGGCATTACTCAGGGAATAGCAATCGTGAGAGTCCGAAGTATTGGTTGAGGGGGATGAGTTGCTTGGCCTTCGACGCGACCTTATCGGTATCGCCTTGAACCGCCGAGGACACCAGAGAACCACCCGTGTTCAGGGTGCCGCTCCATGCTCCCAGCAAGTTCTCGTACCACGCATTCGCTGCGAACTTCGAGCCCTGACCACCAAGCGTGAAGCCGAACTGCTGCTTCAGTTGAGGGTCGAGAAGTTTCACGCCAGAGTCCATGTACGCACCGTAGGCTCCTTGGAGTCCCGAGCGTTGCAGGATGTTGTACGCGAACTCGGTGGGACGATTCTCGAACTGGTCGATAGGGTCCTCACCCTTGAGGTACGACTTCAGGGCGTTGATTGCTACGCCCGTAGCGAGCGCCCAGCCCACAGCCATAGCGAACCGTGTGTGGTCCCCAGTTACTGCGCCGTACTGAACACCCGCGCGAACGAAGTGATTTGAGAAGGCGAACGCCATCGTCTGGAACTGGAGGAACAGCTTACCCACCGCGCCGTCCATCATGAGCGGAGTGTGAGCGTAGCCGCCAGTCAGGGAGGCGCGACGCTGCGTCTTGATGAGCGCAGTTTCCAGCGTGGTGCGCAGATTCAGCGCGTCCCTGCCGGTGCCCCACTTACCCATGTTCGGGTAGAACAAGCCGTTGCCTGCCGTCTCGCCGTGCTCAGCGAACAGCTTGGCGAGCCCGTTGGCCTCAGTGCGTCCGATGCCCAGCGCGGTGAGTTGCGCCTGCTGGCCCTTCGAGAGCGCATCGAAACCCTGGCCCACCCACTGCCGAATCTTCGCCATCTGGAAGACGCCCGCCGTGCGCCGGATATTGTCCGACCACGAAGAGAGTCCCGTGAGCTTGGAGACCGCAGTGATGCCTTGCTGCATGCCGACTTCGAGCGCGGTCGTTGCCTTCCGCGTGAATCCAGTACCGAACCCGACGTACTCTCGACCAGCACCGCGACCTAGATGACGCTCGGACATGTTGCCCACCAGCCCATGCTCGAAGGAGCCCATGAGCATAGCGAGTTCCTTTGCGCCCTCTGAGCCCTTGGCGACGTCCTTGAGGATCGCAGCGAACTGACGGGTGCCAGTGCCGGTCAATGCCTTCAGGGCCGAGCCAGGAGCCGCGAACGCAGCGGTTGCCAAGTCGTTGATAGCCGACATCACGAACCCACCGACGAAGCGGAGAGTCGAGGCGTCGCGCACGCGGTCGAGGAAGTAGGTCACAGGATCGTCCCCGCGAGGCTCGTATACACCGAGGACTCGGTTCTTCAAACCTTCCAGGTCCTTCTGCACCATCGCCTTCTCTTGCTGCGCTGCCACCTTGGCCTTGCCGTCGAGCCCGCCGATCTTCCGGTCGTACGAGTCGAGCACTGTTTCCATACGCTTGTTGAACGGCCCACCCAGGGCTTCGTGGAGCGCGATGCGCCCGCCGAGGTCCTTGTGATACGCCTCCATCAAGTCAGCCACGTTGGACTTCAGGAAGCCCTTGTCCACCATCCGTTGATACTGCTCATCGGAGTAGGTGATCTTGCGCTCCTTCACGCGTCCCGAGTCGGGCAGTTCGTCCAGCAGGAGACCGCTTGGTGCCTTGTCGATCCCGGCGAAGTGATTCGCCATCTCATCGACGGCCTTCTGGACCGGGTGCGTCTCGTGCGCCAGGCGTCGCTGGTCGCGAAGGGACTTCTTCAGAGCATGAGCGGACTTGTTGGACTCAGCCTCGGCTTCAGTCGCGGCCATCCCCAGTTGCTTGCGCAACTCGAATGCGTCCCGACGTGCAGCCGTTGCTTCCTCCAGCTTCTCCTTCAGATGGCTAGCGGCATCAATGTGCCCGTCCATCTCGTGCTCCAGCCCAGGCTTCAGCAGGGCTTCCTTCTCGTCGTCCATGATCTTCTTCACTTCAGCCGCCGCTGCGTCGTGCCATCGCTGGCTGTTCGCGTAGTCCTTGGCGACTGAGTCGAAGTCGGCGTTCGCGCGTCGCAGGGACTCTTGCGCCTCCCGGCGTTCTTCCATGGCCTCGCGGATAGTGGCCTTCGCCTCGTTGATCTCAGCCTGCGTCGCCTTGCGCTGCGTGTTGAGCGCATTGCGTTGCTGACGGAGCGGAGTCTGAGCACGGGCACGCTCGGTGCCACCCAGGTTCTCGGAGACGTCCTTCAGTTCTCCGAGGACATCAGCCTTCTCCGCACGGGTAGCCGCCTGCTGGCCCTTCAGGTCCTCCACCTTGCCCTTGAGGGACTCGGTGAGGCTCTGAGCTTCAGACGTTGCAGCGAGACGCTCACGCGCCTTCTGGACGGCTGCACCAGCCTCATCGACACGCATGCCCTGTTCTTGCAGGGTGTTCACGATGTCGGTGTATGCCGACTCGTCGCCGCCCAGCTTGTCCAGTGCAATGCTTACCTTGGCGTCTGCCTTCTGCGCCGCGTAGGTAGCCGAGGCCACCTTGCGCAGCACGGCGTTCCGTTCGAGGCTCCGACCGCGCGTCTGCATCTCATCGAGCTTCGCACGCTTCCACTCGCGCTCTGCACCAGCGTGAAGTTGCAGGATGTCCGCAGCGTCGTGCTGTGCGCCCGCTTGCCGACGCGTGGCCTCATCGACCCGCGCCTGGAGCATCGAGTTGGTCCAGTCGTTCTCTTCGCCGCGCCATGCCCGCAGGACGTCGTTCAGTTCCGTGGGCGTGGCCTTCTCCTTCATCTCGTCCCAGGACGCGTACTGCGGCCCTTCGACGCCTTCAGGTAGCGGGGCTGCGTTGGGGTCCTTGATGTGACCTTCCTCGCGTAGCCACCACTCGGTCGGGTTCGAGCCGAACACTTCGTGCAGGTCGTTCTTGAACTCCTGCATGTTCCGCGCGATCTGGGCACGGTCATAGACTTGGGGAGCGCCGTAGCGCCCTTCGCCCTTCGCGTCGGGTTCGATTGCACCCACCTTGACGCCCCGGTCCCACAGAGCCTCCATGGAGTCGTGGGCCGTCTTCTCTGCCTTGTAGACCAGCGGGTGAACCACCTTGGCCTGAGCCTCGGTGAGTCCCGAGTCCCGCAGGGCCTTCATGACGTTCTCGGAGATTTGAGCGCTGGGCGTGGCCGTGTTCGAGCCGCGCATGATCGTGAAGACTGCCTGGTTGAACGCATCACGCGGCAGCGTGTTTCTATCGACCGCGCCTTGGGACGCAGAGGTCAGCTTGTCCTTCACGTTCGTCTCGAACGCGGACTGACCGAGCGCTTGGTTCGCTTCGTTCCAGACGTTATCGATCTGGCCCATGTCGAACTTGAACTTCTGTCCGTTCAGCAGCGCGAGGTCTTCCGCCGAGGGGCCGTGAGACACACCCTCCAGGTTGGCCTTGGTCAGCATGCCGCCCGTATCAGCCAGGCCCAGGAACAATTCGCGGGCCTCGGGGATCGAGTAGTTGCTGAAGCGCTGCATAGGCGTCGCACCCATGAACGTCGTTGTCTTGTCGAGTGCCCGTGCGAGCCGGCCGCCTTGGGCCAGTTCAGTACCAGCCTCGAAGTCGGACGCTGCATTCGCATCAGCGCGAGCCGCACCGACAGAGTCAGCCGTGCCGAACGTGGGCTCCTTGCGACCGTAGGGGTCGAGCGTGAAGCCTTCCTCGGGCGTCTGACCCAGTTGCATCTCGACCACCGGCTGCGGCTTGTCCACGTTATCGGGATGCAGCGGGTTGTCGGGGTGCGTTGGGTTGAGAACACTGTCAGGCTTCGCGTGCTTGAAGATGCCGCCCACGACACCGCCGAGCGAAGCAGCGATGCCGATGTTCATGAAGAGGTCTTTGGGGTCTGCGTCTCGCGTGGAGTCCGTGAGTTGCAGTGCGCCTTCCTGTGCCGCCGCGTCGAGCGCGAAGACACCAGCGCTCTTGAGGACGCTACCGACAGTCGAGGCCGCCTTGATACCACCGAGCGCTACGCCACCAAAGGAGGCAGCAGACGTCAGGTCGAACATCGAGGCACCCATGCCGAGCAAATGGCCCCAGATGTCTCCCCGCGCGGCCATTTGGTGGTCGGCCAGGTTTAGTCGCTGACCGTCAAGGTACTTGCGAAGTCCACCCTCGGATTGAATCGTATTTATTCTGGACTCCGACAGTACATAGGGGAGAATGTCCTGGTACTGCGATTCGTTTTTCTTGAGATAGGTCCAAGGGTTGAAGGAAGGGTCCCTCGGCTCGGAAATGTCGGTGTGTGTGAGTTCCCGATAGCCCTGCCCGATACGGGTATTCACGCGCCATTCAGCGGCGGCCACTTCGATAGCATTGGGCCTGCCGAGGTCAGCGACTTCGGTGTCCTGCTTGACGTGGATGCCGACGTCGTTCGGCTGGGCGTCCATGCCGACACCAGGGACGGCGTCGATGACGGGTGCTGGGGTCGTATTGTCTGAAACGGACGGGGAGAGTGGATTGGTAGTCATGTCGTCGTGTGCTGTTGAAATGCGGACGCCTGACGCTCTAAGAATAGTCCCCCCACAAAAAACGGGTCACCTGAATAAACAGGGACCCGCTATGAAGGACACAGACCACGAACGACAGACCGAAGAGGCCCCAAGCGACCGACTGCTGTATAGGGTCCTCTACCCTATGCGGAGTTACTCGTCCCCCCGTCGCTTATTGAATTCGCGGAGCTTCTCCAAACGCTCCCAGGGACTCAGGGACTCATCTCGCAGCAAGGCGGCCTGACTATCACCGCTCGGCGGTGCATCTTCGACACCTCGCTCGCCATCGCGTCGAGCGACGCTTCGCGCCAGCTTCTGGCGGTACCAATCCTGAATTTTTCGTTGCACCCAAGTTGGTCCTTCGCGTCGCGGGGCGCTCGCGCGGAATGCACGGATGTTCAGGTTGCGCTCGCGGGCTTCCTTGGCGCGGGTCTTCTGAGCGTGGCGATGCTTGACGGCGTCCGCTGCGGTCATCTGGAAGTGCTGGAGACAGTAGGCGTCGCTCGCGAGGTCGCTTCGCTTCACATAGCCGCGTCGATTGGCGTCCCGTGACTTCCTTGGATTCCGTGCGCGGGCTTCGCGGGCCTTCCGCTGGAAACAGTCCCTGCAATCGAGCGAATAGGCGGATTGCGTCCACAGTGGGTATTTCACATTGCGGTAGAAGGCGGACACGGGTCTCTCCGCGCGGCATGTGCGACATACGAGTGTCGCCGGGGGCTTCCAGCCCTTCGGAATTCTGGTCAACATTTCACGATATGGAATAAAGGATTGACGGGGAAGGCGTGCGAATGCGTAGTGATGTGCTCGGCAGGAACCCGAGGGCCGATCCGCGCTTGCTGGCCGTTGAACGCGCTGCATTCCTCCTGCGGGCCTGCTGAGGCCATGTCTCGCCACGAGCAACCTGCGCCCCAAGCGCACACGCGTTCCGCTGAGGTATACCTGTGCGAAACGCCCCTGACGCCGAAGATAACGTTCCGTTAGGGTTGACAGTGTTTTCGGAACATCTATAATTCGGAACACCAACTCAACGGAACGGGGTGAAACGAAGCATGAGACGCATCTACTACGGGCGTGTATCGACGCTCGACGGGCAGACCGCCGCGAGCCAATACGCCGACGCCGCAGAACGCGGCATAGAGAAAGACGATGTTTTCATTGACGAAGGGGTGAGCGGGTATCACATACCGCCGCTTGATCGGAAACAGTGGCAGCACGTAGAGCGTGATTTGCGCAAGGGAGGCGTGCTGGTTGTACGGTGGCTCGACCGAATCTCGCGCCGCTACGACGAACTGCACGACACGATGCAGCGCCTCATGAAGAAGGGAGTCCGCGTCGAATGCACCCTCAACGGAATGGTGTTCGATGGGCAGGAGACGGACCCACTACGAAAGGCGGTGCGCGAGGCTCTATTGGCCTTCATGGCAGCGCAGGGCGAAGCGGATTATCGGAACCGGCGCGATATGCAGGCCCGTGGCATAGCGATAGCGAAGGATGAGGGGAAGTACAAGGGCCGCAAGCCCGCCGTGGATTACGCAGAAGTCAGGGCGTACCACGCGGAACACGGAGGCTCTGTGCGCTCCCTTGCCGAACATTTTGGCGTAGGCGTGGCGACGATCTTCCGTGCCCTGAATGCAGCGAACGACTAACCAGTAAAGGACCAATCATGAACGCAACCAACACGAATCAACTTCCTGCCCATGTGGTCGCTGCGATCTCCAGCGCTGCCAGTGTCGCTTCGCGCGTCCTGAAACGCGACTACGGTGTCTCGGTAACCAAGGATCGCCTGGAGGCGCAAGGCGTCGCCATCGCCCACCAGGAGAGTGCATTGTCTGGGCGTCACCCCCATCCCGACCACGCCGCGTTCCTGAAGGACGCGATGGTCGAAGCGCTTACCGAGCATTACGTGGATGCCGCGAGGTCTGCGCCAACGTCAGTGCGACTGCTCACCATGGCTGAAGAGCGGACTTTGCTGGACCGCGTAAGGCACTGAGACCGCGCAAGCTTCACCCGGTTTCGAAGTGACCCAAGGCTCGCCGCAAGGCGGGCTTTTTTTGCGCCTGACTACAGGTGAGAGATTCCCTTGACCGTCCCTAAACCGCTTGGGGAGGGCACGGGGGGAACCTGGCTCGCGCGGCGGCGACACCCTGTCACGAATTTTCGTGAGTAAAATGAGTCCGACTATCCAGCGACTCAGGAGTGGCCCATGAACCTACAGCAACTTCACGCCGACATCGACAAGATTCACGCCGAAACGATGAGAATCCACGAGCGCAATAGACATCCCTGGGGCCTCTTGCGAGACCTCGGGGCGTTCTTCGCCGGGGCCGTCACCTTCGCGGGCATGGTCGCGGGGCTCTACGCGCTGTACGGTCACTTCCACCCAAAATGACTGCGTGGCATCGACCAGGTATAGCGTCGCACTTTCCCTAAAGGGTTCTGTGCGTTTTCTTCATGAGCCTTAATGGTCCCTTTGCTCGGTTTGAGACTCAAGTTGCGAGTCTATTTTGGTTATTACCTCGCCCGCCGAATTGTAGTATTCCGTGAAGATGTCTAGGCAACCCATCAACGGCGCGAGTCCAATCACCAGATGTGGCGGGTTCAACGTTTTGCCCAAGTGCAGCGTCCAGCTTCGTTTGTCAACTGTGGCGTAGGACCCCAATACGCCAGCAAAATTAGGATGCGTGTACTCACATAACCTCGCGTACATTGCTTCGATGCCGCTGAACTTTTTCTCGCAGTGTCTAATGATCGTCAGAATATTCTGTGACTCTTCTTCGGTGGAGCCGTCGCGGCTGCCTAGCAATCCCTTTTTTATGAACGCCTCATAGGCGTCTACGTCGCCGCTGTTCAAAAATGCCTCTGACTTTTGACGGAACTGGAACATTACCGCAGTGGTTTCCAGTACTGCACGAACGACTACAAACGCGGGAACCATCGTTCGCGATGCAAGGAGTTGCAGAGCTACGTCCGCGAGGTCACTAAACCTGTGGATCAATACCTCCCGATAGCATCCTGCTCGAAACAACATTTCTGCGTTTGATCTGTAATCGCTGCGGCGAAGTGCGACCGTAAGTGCATTACGGACATTGTCTGCATATTTACCTGCAAGTTCGAATCGCTGTTCATCTGACATTTTCTCAACATCAATCTCTTCCATTTACGATTCTCCCGGTTGGTCCCAAATGATAGTCGAAGGGAACATGCGACGCCCGGAGCGGCAGCGCTCGATAAGCGTTCAGCGTCAGTCAATTGCAACGCGCATATTCAGAGGGGTGCACGGCAAACGCGGGCAATTGAACGCGCCTCCCGACGCCTTACGGCACAACTGTTCTCCATCGTGTCATCGTTCAATACAACGCTTTACTAAAGTGCCATTCCCAATTTGCGGCTGGTCATGCAGTCTGCTGTGGGCTGATTGCCCAAGCGGACTCAGAGGCTATATGGATGCCTGTGAGCCAAGCCGCATCGCTGCGAAGCGTAGAGATGCCAGAGCTGCTTCCTGAGCGTGTACGGCAGACGTGTCGTTGATCTGCCAAAGCTTTCCCACTAATGAATCGCTTTCGAGAATCCTTGCGTCCTGTAGTCGTCGGATGTAGCGACGGACGTTATCAGGGCGCTTGTTCGCGTATTGGGCGTACCACTTAACCAGCGCTTGGATTCCCGGCGTGACCCCTCGCCGTCTATTGCGAAACTGCAACACGAATAGGGCGAAAGCGCGCACTTCGGGTCGCAAATTGGACAGAACATACTCTCGTTGACGACACCGCTCCGAAACTCGCAACAGGTGTTGATATCTAGAATCTCTACGGGCGTTAGCGTCGCTAAGAATTTCACCGGTACCCCGGTCGAGCCATTCTACGACAATAGGCGCGAGATACTTTTCAACCGGCTTGCCCGATTGGATCATCGGTAACTTCAAGCGCCGCCAATGCTGCTCGACCACATATGGCACAAGAGGTGCGGTATTCACGCCATCATGTTCATATTCTACGAGTGGCTCCCGTTCACGGTCAGGAGCGTTGGAGTCTTCAGTCATGTTTAAATCGTTGTTCATGGGTTGTTGTTCGATAGAGGCACGGTGCCCATTTACGTCTCATTGCGTCACCGTGAATGTCACTAGGACGTCGCGGCGCGGGCTTCAAAGTCGCACGGGGTCGCCGCGCCGTAACTAACCGGGAATGGTCGGGCAAGCAAAGCAATCCTTCGAGACACCGCTATAGATAAGTATTCTTAGAGGTCGCTGAATCCCTGGACCAGCAAGGCTTTCGCCTCTCCCGAAGTGAGTAAAATCCTCACTCTTCTTCCGACTGGCGGCGACGGGCACGCGATTACTTCGGTCGTCGTCGTCATGGTTTCTGTCGTAAACGAAAAGCAGCCCCCGAAGGGGCCGTTGTTGTGTAGGGTTCTACCCTGTGCGGAGTTAGTTGCGAGGTTCGCTTTCGGTCTTTCTTTTCGCGCTAGAGCGGAGGCGCAATGCGTCCTGTAGCTCCTGCTGCGCACGCTCTAGGGCTCGTGTAGCGGAACGCAGCGCCTGCAAGCACTGTGTCATTCCACGAGAAGCCTGTGTAATCGCATCCGCCGCGTGCTGTAGGCTGATGTCCTCTGCCGTTGGCGCGGGGGCATGTTTGGCGGCCTCCCGCTGACTCGCCCAGTTGCGAATAGACGCAGGACTGGTCATGTCGCCTGGAGTTTCCCCGAGGGCGTCGAAATTCTCAGCTAACCATATGGTTGAGGGCCGGTCAGGCACGTCGTGAAATCCTTTCGCCTTTACCCATGCGCCGTAAGCGCCGCATCGGCCATCAGCGTTCAATCTTTTGCCGACCGCTAGGGCCTGCCCGACATCGCGCCACCATTTGAGATGTTCGCTGTTTGATTTTTTACGCCGCTCTTGCGCCTTGTCTCCCTGCCTACGTGACAAGGCCCGTCGTGCTGGCATCGCCTCTTTTATGGAGGCCCATGCAGCTTGACCACGCGCAACGACCGCCACTAGGTCCCGCGTATCTGCGGACGTTTTCTGCGGACTTTTGAGTTGTTGTGCTGTGGCCTCGTCGGCGTAGCGTGCGGGTCGCGGACCCTTCCCTGATTCCAGTTCGCGGTTCCGATACCACTCTAGAATTTGAAGCGGCAGCGTGCCGTGGGGGGCATCAGCTTTTGCGTATTCTTCCACGCCGATCTGGGCAAATCCGGAGATGCCCCCGAGGTCGTTGTACGCACACCATTGTCTGAAGACGGTCCCGTTCGGCGTCACCTTGCGGCCTACCGCAAGCGCTTTACCTAATGCGTACCATTCCCCATGCATCATGGCTCTGGATGCTTTGATGGTTTTCCACGCTTCGCGTCCGCGTTGAAGCAACAACGCGTCGGAAGCGCTTACTCCAGCGTTCATTGGAGACTCGCTCACGGCATACCCCTCCGTTTGACGGGATCGCGAGTATCCTAGGGCGGCATATAGAATGCATGCAAAGACCCCACGCGCCGCTCAAGATATCCGATAGCCGTATGACGCAATCGGCGGTCTGCGTGGATTTGTAGTGTCAAATCACGACAACGGTGTGGAGTGGAAAACGCAACACTTCCCGTCTCATCGCCCGCCCTAGCGCTGTTCGCCAAGGCGTTGATGGTTCGAGCGTTAGCCTGGATTACGCCCAGGTTCAGCGAAGGCGTCGCGTCGGGGAGCGTGAGTTCCGGGGACGGCGCGGGGGCTTGGTCGCGGACCCATTGGCGAATGTGCTTAGGGTGTGTGTAGCCATCCGGTACGTCCGTCTTACCCAATGGGTAAGAGGCGAACCACATAGCGTCCGAGCGGTCACCAGGGTTCATGTCGAACCCGTGCGCCTTGCACCACGCGGAGAAGCCCTTGTTGCTCGGGTTCTCCCTCTTACCCACCAAAAGCGCCTCGCCTACTTCACGCCACAGTTGACGCTGCTCGGCTGCGGTGGCCTTGATCTTGCCCCAGGCCCGTTGACATCATTTGATATCGGGCCATTTCACCTTATCCAATGCCGCCTTCATGGTAGGTAGCGACGCAGCAGCAGTGTAGACCTTGCGCCCGCTCGAACCGGTCGCAGAGTGCCCTGTGATTGCATCCATAGTGGCCTCGCCTATGTGCTGCTCAGCGAGCGCCGTGCGAATCCAATGCCGGAACCTGTGTGCCCCTTTCAGGTCTCCGGGCGGCAACCCGGTAGCTGCGCGAAATTGGCGAAACCACTGCCCCGCCGTATCTCCTGGGCCTTTCGCGCGGCCAGCCATTGACGGCATGGCGGGGCCGGTGCCACACATGACGCCCGAGAGCCAATTAGCGAACCAAGGATCGACAAGCAGGTGCGCTGCGAGCGGCACGACACGTTCCGATTCCTGCGTCTTCACTTTCCCCGCCTCGGCGGTAATGCGAATAGCCGTGACCCCATTGCGACTCAAAAAATCTTCACGGCGCAGTTGCGCAATTTCACCAATGCGTGCCCCTGTGTGCAGCATTAGCAGGATCATCGCCCTACCGTCGGAGGGCTCGACACCTTCCCAGCGTGGCGTGTCGTTCATGCTGGCAGAGAATAACGAACTCGCGAACATCAAATCTAGTTCGCCATCAGTCCACGGCTCGCGCTTTTGTGCCCCGATGGTTTTATCAAACGACAGGTCGAACGGATTACGCTCTATCAAATCCACCTTTTCCGCGACATTCATCAGCGCGTTGATGGCTGCGGCATGATTGCCCGCTGTCTTGTTTGCGAACTTGCGGGCCTCTGCGTCAAGGAGGAACTGCACAAAGGCGACTCCATGAGCTTTCTTCAAGTCTTTCAGCGCAACAACGCCCACTGCCAGTTCGAACAATGTCAGCGCTTTCTCCGTGCGCCCTACAGCGTTATCCTTCGGTGCATTGAGTCTGCGCCAAAACGGCACAACATCGCGAAGAGTAAGGCAAGACTCGGCAGGTTCCTCGGGCTTCCCGATTACTGGCGGAGTCGGGTCTGTTGGTGTCTCCACAGGTTCACCAGAGTCTCGCTTGGACGCGTTCTCCCAGGCACGGACCATAGCTCCGAGTATCTTCTGAAGCGCTGCCCGAGCTTCAGGCTGCGTCCAATCCACACGGATTGCCAACGCCGCACACGTGGTCCCTGCGATGGCTCGTGCCGCTTCGAGTCTCCCCACCATGTAGTCCGTGCGCAGCAACCGTGCGATTGCCGTGCGTATCTCGCTGGCGCTTTCGTATTGCTCAGGGTCCAAATAGTCGCCCACGGCGTCCCATGCCTCTTCTACTACAGGATCACCAACGAGTCGGCCTCGCGGCGCGGTCGAGCGTATGACGTCGCGGAGATAGCGCGGATTACTGCGAAGGAGATCGTCCAACGCCAAGACATCACGCTCGATTTTTTGGACGATATAGGCAACTAGTTCGTTCGTTACCGGGGTGGGTGCCGTGGGCCTAGAGCCTGCACGCAAAGTCTCGAATCTGCGCTGCTGCTCCGCAATGATCGCGTGCGCTCTGGATGCCGCTTCGTTGCGATCAGATGTCTTGAGACTAGCGCGGTAGGCATCAGTGGCGAGCTTGTCGTTCGCCTGACGCTCCCAAAGATGCTGGATGTCTTTGGGTACTCCAACGCGCAAGTGATACACGGAGCCGCGAAGGCTGACTCCAGCAGGAAGGGTAACGGGCATGTCTGTCATTTCCGTAGTTTCGCACAGCGGATTGACACACTCCAGAGACACAGCCGTAAACGAGAAAGCCCGGTGAGCCTTGTCAGCATTGGCTTTCCCAATACTGGCTTGACTTACCGGGCTATGTCTCTTGGTCGGGGCGAGAGGATTTGAACCTCTGTGAACCCACGGTGGAATAAGGCTTTCCCGGAAGTGTGTCGTGTCAATTCGCTGGCTTAATTGACACAGCACAACAAGTTTATCATGTGCCGGTTTCAGAGACCGATTTAGACGGAATGTCTGACACGCTTGCAACGCTTTTTGGCTTTCCAAGCTTACCCAATGCCTCATTAGCCAACTCGACTACTCTTCCCGCAAATCCTGGAATAGTTTTAGCAGCATCCTTGACGACATCCGACGAAAGGAGTTCGTGCCACGGGCTGCCATGGGTCGTTGTTTCTACCAATCGCAAAGGGAGTTCGTCCAAACGGGCTAGCGCAGACTCAAGGAGGCTGGCTTCCATGTCAGAGTCGATGCGGGCAGCTTCGCGCCGATACCCTTCGTAAGCTCTTGAAATCGACGCTTTGAATGCGTAATCTTCTGATAGTCGAAACCGTTGACCGACCTGCTTTGTCGCTAGCCAAGCGAACCAGACGGGCGCTCCAACCGAGAAGAGGGACAAGACAAGATCAAGCGATAGCATGCTTCCAGTAGTCGCCGGGTTTTTGATGAGGTCCGAAAGTTGATGAAGTTGCCTAGACCCAAGCAACCCAGCCAGCACCAAGGCAAGCACCAACCCGGCCACCCATGCCCACATGGACTTGTCAAGCGCCCGCGAACGCTCAGCAAATGCCGCCGCCAGACCTTGGCTTGTCGCTGCCGAATAGGCAGACTCGCACCTAGCCAAGACGGCGCTTGCCTCGTCGGCGTTCGCATTAAGTTTACTACTGAGCTTGTCCGCTTCTTCGCGGGCCGACAAGAGATGGGCGCGATCCCTTTCAGCCTCCTTGAGTAGCTCCTGCACCTTCTGGCGGGCCTCTGCTAAAGTCTCCAAATCCGTCGGTAATTGATCGGCTGTGTTGTACGCGCCTTCTATTCGCTCAACCATATCGGTCAAGGCCGCCGATCTGGGTTCAAGTCCTTTGACACGAGCCTCCATCGCCCGAATCTGAGATGCTACACGTCTGATGGCAGCAGCATTCTCTAAATTCGGGTCGATGGTAAGTACATTTGACAGTGCCTGTCGCAGTCCGTCGAGTGTGAGCAGATAAGCAGAAACACCGGCGGCGGCATTCCCCCAAATGTTCGGCACAGTACTCGACCTGAGGTACTGAAGTCGGCGCAAGTAGTCATTTAGCCGTGGTTCGCTCTCAGCAATCGAATCACCACCCCGCTCACGAATCAATGTGGCGAGGGACGTCGCGGCCTCAGCAAGCTCCACGCGAGTCAGTCCTGGGAAGGTCCAATTTCCGTGCGCATTGGAAAACGGCTCATCGTTCGGAATCGAACTTTTGACTTGCGCTGCCAACTGATCTAATTCCGTGCAGATTGCCTCTAAGATCGCGTGCATTTTTACCCCCGGTTATATGCTCTGCTCACCGCCGGTTTCAATCGGCTCGGGAAGCATTCTACAAGCACACGCCCGTACGGAGCGCAGTCGAATTAACGCGCCATGCGGAGGGTCGTGAGGTCTAGCGGGTCATCCACGAGGTACTCATCGCCGTCCTGAAGTCCCAGCAAAAGCGCTCCAACATCGAACCACACTCTGTTATCTGGGTGTTCTTTCGGCAAGCCCACTTTTCGACATCGGATGCACCCAGACTCGTCATCGAACATCCACCCGCTTCCCGTGTAGCCACCAGCCTTCAGCCGCTTATGTGCTGTGTCCCGAATCTTGACCCTCGCATAGATGTTCGCCAGTGGCACGAACAGGAATTCCCCAGCTATCCGGGGGCGCATGGCGGCAGCGTGGCGATACTTGGCGGCCTTGAGCGCTTTGGCCGCCCGCTCCTGTTCCTTGCATTTGGCTTCCACTTTGCGGACGCCAGCGTATGTCTCAGCGTCCATCAGGCCCTGGCGGAACTCGAAGGTTGCCAGCGCTCCGCGTGATTGCCCCTTAACAGGCAGTGGTGTCGATGTAGTCGTCATTTTTTCGTTGAGTGGTTTGTGCGCCGAGACAGACCAATCTCGTCGCGGGTGGCGAACGGGCTTCGAGGAGACGCATTGGGACGCGTCAATCGCGCCGGTATTGCCTTTGTGGGCTCCCGCCCATCGGGGAGATCGGTTCGAACCCAAGCACCGCCAGGGGCTTCCTGACGCCACACGGATTCGCTCCAGTCCCCGATGGGGGCTTGGCCCAGCACTGCGCCATCCGGGCCGAAGTACACCCAGCGGGCGTGTTCGACCGGGACGGGGAATGCTCTCCACAGGGTGGTCATTGATTACAGATGCGCTTCCGAGCCTTCGGGACTCGCTACCTGCGCCCCGTACTTGGCGGCGAGGTAAGCACGGATTGCGGCGGTATCGTCGGCGCTGGGAGCTTGCTGGGTGTGCGCCTGCGGGTCCGCATCGCGCCAAGCGTCCACCTGCTCCCGTGCGCTCAGAGTGTCAGGCGACGAATACGCGACGCACTGGCCGTGTACATTGCGCAGCGGGACGCCTTGATGGTCGCATTCGACCCAGTGAGCAGTGCCCGCCAAGCGGTCGTCTTCGGTCGCAGGTTTGCCGGTGTGCGGGTTCAGTAGGCGAATGATTGTGTTGTCCATATTTATCTCTGTTGAATTCGAGGGGATGGTTAGCGGATGTAGGGGGAACCTGTGGAAAGATGGATATTTCCAGCGTGGCTGTTCGATTCGGGCCGCGCCGTGCGGGAAAGACCTGCCATCTGCTGCATAAGCGGCTGATCGGCCTGCGTCGCAAACGTCATATCGACCACCGACAGGCCACTTTCGGCCTTTTCACGGAGGTCGCGAATGACGTTCTCAATGATCGTGGCCGCCTGGCGATCCGTGGCTTTCACGGTCTCGATGCGACGCACCGCGAGCCTCAGTGCGTCAGCGTAGCCCCCGAAATACGCGGGCATATCTTTGATTACGGCCTGGAGTTCGGCTGCACGGTTCGAAGATACGTCGGCGGCGTCAAGGCGGTTGACAAGGGCGAGCGTTGCCAGGGATTGCGTGCGCTGCGCTTCATATTGAGCTAGGCGCTCGGCGCTGCTCGGGTCGATGAATGTATGAGTCATGGTGTTGTGATCCAGTAGTTACTTGGTGGATTGGTGAATTGCGAGGGCGCGGGCTTTCTCGCGGGCGCGTTTGGCGCGGCTGACGCGACGGGCGACGTCCACTGTCTTGCAGTAGTGATTCAATCCGTCAGATCGGCTACGGTCGCTGTAAAACTCGGTGACCGGATGCTCGCGGCCACAGGCGCGGCAGAATTTCAGCTTGACGCCATTGGGGACTGGGATGTCAGGCTTATCGTCCGCGTCGGCAATGAGGCGCTGGATTTCTGCCTCTTGAAGCGATACGACAACGTGACTGACCCAGAGAAAATCTTCGGGGATGGTGTGTTGCATAAGGGGATAGGTTTGGTTGACGCGGGATACGGCGACGCCCGGCGACCGGAGAGCCGCCGAGGCGTATAGGGGAAGCCATTAGTTAGACTCAGGGAACAGCAATCGTGAGAGTCCGAAGTATTGGTTGAGGGGGATGAGTTGCCTGGCCTTCGACGCGACCTTGTCTATGTCGCCTTGAACCGCAGAAGATACGAGGGAGCCCGCACTGTTCAGTGTGCCGCTCCACGGTCCCAGCAAATTTTCATACCAGGCATTTGCCGAGAACTTGGAGCCCTGACCGCCAAGCGTGAAGCCGAACTGCTGCTTCAGCTGAGGGTCGAGAAGTTTCACGCCAGCATCCAAGTAGGACCCGTACATGGCGGGTAGTCCCGAGCGTTGCAGGATGTTGTACGCGAACGTCGTAGGATTGCTCAGCATGTCTTCGACAGGATCACCGCCTTTCATATAGGTCTTGATGGCGTTGATCGCAACGCCCGTAGCAATAGCCCATCCCACAGCGGTAGCGAACCGAATGTGATCCCCCGTGACTGCGCCGTACTGGATGCCCGCACGGATGAAGTGATTTTCGAAGGCGAACGCCATCGTCTGGAACTGGAGGAACAGCTTGCCCACGGCACCGTCCATCATGAGCGGAGTGTGAGCGTAGCCGCCAGTCAGGGAGGCGCGACGCTGCGTCTTGATGAGCGCAGTTTCCAGCGTGGTGCGTAGATTCAGTGCGTCCCTGCCGGTGCCCCACTTACCCATGTTCGGGTAGAACAATCCGTTGGCTGCCGTCTCGCCGTGCTCAGCGAACAGCTTGGCGAGCCCGGTGGCCTCAGTGCGTCCGATGCCCAGCGCGGTGAGTTGCGCCTGCTGGCCCTTCGAGAGCGCATCGAAACCCTGGCCCACCCACTGCCGAATCTTCGCCATCTGGAAGACGCCCGCCGTGCGCCGGATATTGTCCGACCACGAAGAGAGTCCCGTGAGCTTGGAGACCGCAGTGATGCCCTGCTGCATGCCGACTTCGAGCGCGGTCGTTGCCTTGCGCGTGAAGCCAGTACCGAACCCGACGTACTCTCGGCCAGCACCACGGCCCAGATGACGCTCGGACATGTTACCCACCAGCCCGTGCTCGAAGGAGCCCATGAGCATAGCGAGTTCCTTTGCGCCCTCTGAGCCCTTGGCGACGTCCTTGAGGATCGCAGCGAACTGACGGGTGCCAGTGCCGGTCAATGCCTTCAGGGCCGAGCCAGGCGCAGCGAACGCAGCGGTCGCCAAGTCGTTGATAGCCGACATCACGAACCCACCGACGAAGCGGAGAGTCGAGGCGTCGCGCACGCGGTCGAGG